CAAGTCCCAATGCTTCGGTAAATCCTCGGGCAGCTTGATGACGCGCACGCTGCGCGCCGGCAAGGCCAGAAGAATTTCGGCTACCCGGTTCGCGCCAGTCACCCCGACTTCGTCCGAGTCAGGCCAGATCGTCACGTCCCTCCCCTTAAGGGGAGTGAAGTCGGTGTACTTGGCGGCCTTCGAGCCGCCCGGCATCGTCATCGGGAACCATTCACCCATGATGCTGATAGCCGCGTCGGCAGTCTTCTCGCCCTCGACAAGCAGGATGGGGCGCGTCTCGCCCTTCAAGAGTTGCAGGCGGTAGAGCGGGCGCGGCTTGGCGAACGTCTTCCACACCCAGCCAGCCTTGCCGCTATCGTAGACTCCCCACGTCTGCGACGCGAAGGTCTTGTCTGTTCGCCCGTCTTCCTTGACTCCCAAGTTCCAACGGTGGACGAGACCGACCGGGTCTCCGTCGGCGGTGAAGTATTGCCAACTGCGGAACGGCTCGCCATAGCGCGGATGGGCAGCACTATCCGGCCAGTCCGTTCCCTTCGGTGCGTGGGGCAGCGGCTCGGACTTCACCGCACGCTTGGGCCATAGACCCTTCGCGTCGAGCGCCTTGATCACGGCCTCTTGCGTGCAGCCGCCGTGGCAATGCACGAGCAGACGACCCTGTTTGGATTCCGAGATTGTTAGGCTCGGGCCAACATCGTCGTGTGCCGGGCAGACAGCATTCCAGCTATCGTCGCCGTTCTTGATCGCACCCCCGAGAGCATTTGCTATGCTCTCCGGAGTAAACATGCCTGCCATGAGCGGTTATGATTCCCGAAGAGCCCCAGACCGTACGAGTACGGCCTTGCGCTGTGAAAAAATTGCCCAGATGCCACGGTCTAAGCCGCCCCCGGGATTAAGTTTTCCATCGGCAAGTGCTTCGAACATCGCGATGCGAAGTTCGGTCTCAGAGTAGTCGGCCACCTGAAGATCGGTGATGACTCGACAAAACGTGCGCAGCCGGATCATGGACGGCTTGTTGATTCCCTTCACGCCGACGAGTATCGGCGAGCGCTCGCCGTTATCCGCGATGCTCGCGGTGCGGCCCAGATCGAACGTGTAGAGGGTGAAGTCGTGCTCGCCGCGATAGCCGTCCGGCGTGCCGACCGATTGAAGCACTGACCAGAGCTTGCCGGCAAGGATGCCGGGGGCGCTGATGGCGGTGAGGGTGAGTTGGGGCGGGGCCTTACGCCAGCCGGCCAGTGCGCAGCGCAGATCGTTGTAGGCCACTAGCAGCATGCGAGGCGTGAGCTTGTCGCTCAACTGGGTAGCGTCGGTGAAGATGTTCTCGACGCCGTTGGCAATGATCGCTCCCGCATAGTCGCGATAGAGCGTCACGTCGCGGCAACCGGGAATCCAATGAACGATGCTATCCGGCACGTGGCTTCCCCAGCTAAGGTTAACAAGCATATAGACTTGCGTCGGCTGTGTCAAACGAGATAACATGGGCGCCATGCCCAGAAATCTACCGCCTACACCCTGCTATCTTCTTGACCCGGCCGCGTTTACACGTCGCGAGAACTTAAGCGCGCCCGCTCGGGCCGTCGGGAACTTCATGGTTGCTTACGGCCTAGTCACTGAAGAGATGGCCTTCAGCGGGCCGTTCATTATCAAAGCCGCGGTTGAAGCCGGGCATCTCGTTGGGGTGAGAGCAAGCCCGGCGCGATACCGGGCGAAGTGGAACTTCATCAAGAAAGAGCTTGGCGACCTACTCGCCTTCCCCGGCGCAAGCTCCGCACACTAGATCGTCGCCGTGCTCGCGAGCTTCGTTGAGGGGGAAGGCGGCGTCGCATTCAGCGCAAACAAAAATCTCAGCGTCGAGCGGGCCGCGGTCATCGTCGTCGTCGTCCCGGTGTTCGTTGACGTAGAACTTGCCGGTGTCTCTACGGTCGGCGGTGTGCAGCCTATCCAAAACTTCATTCGGTTGCAGCCACGGTCGAGCGTTTGTCTCTCGCTTTTTCCGATACCTCAAATCCACCGGGCTGTTCGTACGTCCCATTTTTTGCCTGCTTGCTTTTCTTCTTTGCCGGTCTTCTTTGCCAGCATCTTCCCGATGCGGTTGTCGGTCTTGATCTTCTTGCGCTCGGCATACTCAGCGGCGATGCGGACCTTCTCGGGGTCCGTCTCAACGGGGATGAATGCCGAGACAGCTTGAAGGGACTTTCCCTTCCAGCCAGCGTCCCGTTGCGCCTGCGTCAGCCGCAAAAACTCCGGGATGCTCAGGGGATCGTTCGCGTCGTACGGTTCCATTTCCAAGTGAAGTGGCATGGGGTGTTACCTCTTCTGTTGACGATGTATCATAACACACCCGGGTTAACAATAGGTTAAGAAGATTTTCTTCCAAACGGCACGGGCGCCAGCTTCCGGATCAACTGCCCGGCCATGTTGACGAGCGCGAGATTGGGCTTGAGCCCGGCCGCAATGTGCGAAACATACTCGTCGGCGCAGTCGCGCTTGTCAGCGAGGGGCACGGTCTTCCAGTCGGTGAGCTTGGTCAGGGCCGCTTCCCAGCCCGGGCACTCGCCCAGCCGGCGCTTCAGTGCCTCACGCTCAAAGCTGATAATAAGCTCGCTCACGGCATGAGCCTGCGGATATCTGCCGGCGGCTTGCCGGGCATCAGATCGAAGTAGGCGTCGATGAACAGCGCCTCGGCCTCGGTCCACGTCCAGCCCAGCGATGCGGGTGTGATGTTCGTAAGGGGCGGGCCGTAGCGCCAGTGGTCAGGGTGCCAGCGATTGAACGCAGCGTCCGCCTCAGAGTCGGAAAGCTCGGGGCGGTTCGGCAGAGCGTTGAGCCAGTCGCCGTACGGGACCAGTTCCATCATTTCGGTGGTGAGGATGCGCTTGTCGAGCGTGTGAACTTCTTCCGGATACGGGTACGGCACGCGCAGCGCGTCGGCGATGGCCTGCTCGACCCGGTCTTCGATGGGGCGCCAGAACGCGATCACTTCCGGCAGCTTCTTGATCGGACGAATCAGATCAGGCAGGTATGCCTCGCTGGCGTCGTGCATCAGCGCTGCGAACTTATTGTGGAACGATGCCTCCCGAGCCATGCGGACAGAGTGCTCGGCGACGCTGTAGAAACGTTTCGAGTGGCCGCCGTAACGGCACTTGAGACTCAGGGCGTGCGCGATATCGAAAACGTCCACGTCAGCCGGGTCGGGGTTGAGCGGCCAGAACTTCTTGCCGGTGAACGTGCGCATCCAAGCATTTTCGTTTTCCATGCCTAGCTCCTAGCCCACTTTTCGATATGGGGCAAGATGGCCCGGTTCTTTTTCCGGTCCTTCTTGATGCACTCTCCGACGTTCCAACGCGCCCGGCTCATTGCGTCCCGCGGGATAGCGATGCCCTCGTTTCGGAACGCGGTGATGGCGTATATCTCCGCCTCGTACTCTTCGATGTGCGGGATGGCATGACCGCGGTGGTGGTTCATGTTCTCTCCCGTCACCGGGTTCTTGCCGCTGTACCAGTCGTGACGGTAGCGGACGTGTCCGACTTCGTGGAAGAAAACGAAAAGCTCGAACCGACTCTCGCCCGGACAGATGTGCGGACAGCGAATGATGCGCCGCTTGTTGTCGGTCTCTCCCCAGATGTGCTTGTAGGTGTTGAAAATAACTCGCCAGCCCTTCGGGGTGTGCCTACGCAACAACCCGTCGATCTGCAACTGCGTGAGCTTCGACATTGTTGACCCGAGGATTGAGAACGAAAGATGCCCAGCCGGCGGGCGTGAGATTTGTCCAGCCCCGCTTACGCATCGCGTCGTAGCATAGCTCCGGGTCGCGCGCAAGCAGGCGCATAGCGGCGCCTAGAGCGCGAGACAGCGGCGGGTAGGTAGTGATGTAGCCGCGAGCGTTCACTTGTTCCGCTCGACGCCGTCGGCGGCGGCGCGGTTTGTCACCTGACGGAACCACGCATGATAGCTCGGGCTGTAAAGGTAGGGGCGCTTGTCCTGCCGGGTGTACGGGGCGATGCCCGTGCGGAAGGCGTTGCGGTTCTTGGCCAGTATGGTGCGGCGCTTCACTCGTCGGTTCCCTTCTCAGCTTCCTTGGCCCGGTCCCAATCGTCTTCGGCCATCTGAACCATTTTGTCGCCGGCCTCGTTGAAAGTCAACGGTGCTACCGAAGCTTGCAGAACTCCGTTGCGGAAGACCTGATAGGTAGGCTTCTCGTTGAGAGAGCCGGCGCTAAAGAGTCTGCGGGTGTAGGTGACGGACACTAGACGCCGTGCCCGGTCCAGTCACGAGCCTCGCGACGGCCCTCTTCCGTAAGGCGGGGGCCAACGGCCTCGCGGCGCCGGCCGGCGAAGAGAGCCCGTGCCTCGTTGCGGACCTTCGCCTGATGATCCTTCCACATGATCGTGCCGAGCTTGGCGAAGCCGAGCACGACAAAGAAGACGGCGGTGCCTACTGCGTACGCGAACATATCATTCCTCCAAGACGAGGCGACATGCCTCAGTGCGGCCAACTAGCCGGGTCAGCTTCTCAAAGTCCGCACGGCGTTCGAGGGGAGCCAGTGGTTCCAATCGCATACCTTCACGGATAATTCCTGCCAGACGTTTTGCTTGCTTTTCCATACTTCTCACTTGCACATTTTGCCCGGAAAATCAACGACTGCGTGTAAACATGCTTTAGAAACTCTTACCGCCCTTCGCCCGCCGGGCCGCCGGCTTGTGATCGTCCCGGTGCTGGTTGTAGACCATCTTCTCAGCGACGGCGCCGTCCAGATCGAGCCCTTCCTGCCCGGCGTAATTGAACACGCGAATGAGCAGATCGGCAAGCTCGACTTCCACGGCCTTACGATGCGGCAGATGCTTGTCCTGCATGTTCTTGCGGATGCCCTCGAACGCCTCGGCAATCTCCGTGACGAAGAGCATGAAGACGTTGCCGGTGTGCGGCGTGATCGGCTTGCCGGTCTTCGGGTCATGGTAAAACTTGTCGGCCGCCCGGCGAGCGATGGCAGACAGAACGTTGAGCGGCTTGCCGAGCGGGTAGTGACCGAACGTCAGCGCGGCAATCGAAGTCGGCGAGTGCCCGTCGCGCAAGTCCTTGAAGAATTGCTTCAGCCCCGGGTTCTCGAAATCGCTGGCGAGCATCATCTTGCCCATAACCGGCTTCTTGTCCCACGGCGGCGACTTGGCCATGAGCGCCTTTAGGGCGGCGCGCTTGGCCTCTTCCGCTTTGAACTGTTCCCAGCACCACGGGCATTGCGAGCGCGGCGCGCGGAGGGCCTGATAGCGCGGATGGGTTTTGCAGGTCAGGGGCATTTCGGAACTCCTAGAATGTCGCAGCCGAGAAAGTCGATGCCGAGCGCCTTGCAGGCGTCGAGCACCATGAACGAACCGGCGCACGGGTTGACGACGAGACCGCCCGGCATGACGGTCGCGCCGAGCAGACGCTTGGTAAGCTCCAGCGGCTTGCGGTGCGGATGCAGCTTCGTGTCGGCCTTCTCAGGCCATACGTCGGGAATGCCGTGATCGGTCCACGTGGCTTTCGCGAGGATGGGGAGCTTCTGGAGCACCATGCAATACTCGCCGCGGCGCCGGGTGCGATAACCCATGCCGATGCGGAGCTTGTCCCACGTGATCAGATCGACGATCTGGAGCGCGTGGGTCGCAGCGTTGCCGGCAACCGACGTGGAGTCTTCGCCGAAGATCGAAGCCATATTGAAGTTGCAAAGCTCGAACTTGTCGAGCCAGAGAAAAATGTAGCCGCTCGGCTTCACGAGCAGGGCGATCCATTCGCCCATGTTGAGAATATCGAGCCGGGACATTTGCGGCAGCGCGGCGCGGCGAATTTGCCGCTCGCCCTCGTTGCCGTAGCCGAGCTTGTCGAGCCCGGCGCGATACTGGGGGTCGAACACGACAGCGTCAACGACCCGATGATTGTCGAAATTGCAGAGCAGATCGAGCCCGCGGCCCTTGTTGCGCGTGTTGAGCTTCACGTGTTCACCGTCACCGTGCCGTTGTCCTTGGGCTCAGCGATCACGACCTTGGCGTTGTCGCCGTTGATCGTCACCGACTTGTCGTCGCCGCCGACCAAATTCTTCGTGTCGCCGCCCTTCACGTCAGCGGCGAGTTTGAACGGTATTGCGTACGGCGGGAACGTCAGCACGAAGGCGCGCACCTTGACCAGATTGTCGAGTGATAGCGTTGAGAGAACGAATCCGTTGATGCCGCCGGCATCCTTGACTACCCGAGCGATGTGCTCGTCGATGACCGCGACCATGTGTTCCTTCAGGATTATGGCCGTCGGATTGTTTTTGTCAGGCATGATTTCCCAGTTCCCATTTATGAGGGTGTAGGCTTCAAAGGCTTCGAAATGATCTACGGGTGTCACGGTTTCAATCCTGCGTCGGGCCATGCGTGGGAGTTAGTGAGCGTGCTGCCCTCGTCACGAAACTGGTTCGGCGGCCGGGTAGACAGAGCCGGCGAGGCGGCGTTCACTTCTTCGATGCGCTTCCAAGAAGATGCCGCGCCCCATTCACGAAGGGCCTTGGCCAGATCGTCGTGGCCGAGCATGGCCGCACTGTCGGCCGCCCCGCTGAAATAGGGCGTGACGTTGCGCTCGCGCTCGCTACTTGTCCAGCGATATATTTGTACGAGCCGGTGATAGCCCCAGCAAAGACGACGCAAGGGCATCGAGACAGCGTACGTCGCCACGGTGCCCTTGAATTCGCCGTTCATGGCCTAGTCGTCTCCCTCTTCGTCCGGGTTGTCGCATACCATACTGATATCGTCAACAGGGCAAATCGGCTCGCCGACTTCCAGCCACTTCTTCGTCAGCCTCACGGTGTAGCCGCACTCGCCGCACTGGCACTTGAGCATGCGGGTGGACTGCTTCTTGCCGCCCTTGCCATCGTGGCGGAGCCTGCCGGCCGGGTACTGGCCGATCTTCTCGACGAGGGCCTTGGCCCACGCCACGAAGTCCGGGGCCTCGGTCGTGGCCGTCATCTTTCCCTCCAGCCCTATCGCCAGAGCGACCTTCTTGAACGCCGCCCGGTGGCCGGCTTCGGTGCCGACTACCGCGTGGACCATTTCGTGAGCGAGCACTCCGAGGATGCGAACGCTCGCCTCGACCTTGCCCTTGTCCTGCGCCCGGGGCGCATGGCCTAGCTCCGGGGAAATGAATATCTCGTTGTGCGCGTCGTCGCTCGACATGAGTGACCAGCACTGGCCGATAGCTCGGGCCTTGCCGTGGTTGCCCTTGGGCCAGCCGATGCTGACACGCACGGCCTCGGGCACTTCGTATCCCAGAGCCGTGAACTTCTTGCGTAGGGCCGCGGTGCCCTTCTCAATCCACACGTGCCGCTCGGCAGATGTGGCCGCGAGTACGAGAGCGTTACCCATTGATTGCCTCTTCGATTGTTTGGGTCGTATAGACCGTCTCCGTCCGCACGACGCGATAGTTGACGCCGGTTTGTTCACGGCCAAGATCAGCAAGCCTTCGGGCTTGCGCGTAAGACTTCGGGTAGCCAACTCCGCGGTCGGCGAGGCATGAGCCTTTGCCGGACACCGGGAGCACTTTGTAAATTGCCATCTTAAAACCCTCCTAACCGTCTCCGTCGGCGCCGCAAAATTCGCAGTAGCAGCGGCCCTCGCCGAAGTAGCTTTCGTCGTCGCCGCCGTATGCGGTGCCGGTCAGGACGTAGCTGTGTCCGCCCTTGTTCGTGCAGTGAAGCTCGCCGTCGTCGTCATCGACTGGGCGAGACTTTTCCATGCGCTTCTTGTTGGGGACGACCTTAGCCCCCAGCTTGCGCACAGCCTTGGCAACCGGGTTACGCATCTGATTCTCCTAGTAGTCGAAGCCACTCTCTGCGCGATCTGCGCAGCGATCACATTGGTATCCACGTGCCCGGTCGGCCGGCGTCAGAACATTCTTGGCGCCGCAATTTGGGCACGGCAGGTTGCGCGGGTTAGAGCGCGAGGCAGCACGCAGGGCAGACTTGCCGCCCGGGTCGGCGAAGCGCATGCGGTCGTCGCCGTCTTCGTAGTCGTCATAGTCACGCATTTGAACCCTCGATGGTGAAACGGTAGTTGCTAAGCTCGGCCTCGGTCACGGCACCGGCCACGACGAGTTGTCTGGCGGCGGCCCACTTTGCCTTGACTTTGTTTTCGGCGAACACTTCCAGAATGTTCCAGTCGTCTTGGCCGGCGACCTTGAACTTGCGGGCGACGAGAACGTTGAAGCGGGTCATGCTGTTTCCTTTTCTGCGGCGTCAACCCATTTTTGAACTTGCGCGGCATGGGACGCCGCGTTGTCCCCGGTCAATACATCGGGGGCCTTGGTCAGCGGGAGATTGAAGAGAGTGCTGATTGCGTACCTGATCACGTTGAGCCAAACCTCGTCGGTGCAGGCGGCGTGATCATCGCGCTCAGTCAGGCCAGAGGCGAAGTCGTCGCGCCCGGCCAGAATGCAAACGTTGCGCGTGCCGGGAAGCTCGACGTGGCCGCCGCTGATGTTGTAGGCGTTGCGCACCCAGCCGCCCGAGTGAACCTTGGTCCAGCGGACATATCCCTTCACCAGCCCCTTACGTGGGCCGCGAGAGAACTTCGGGAGCAGGGAATAGATCAGGGCCGCGCCGGCCTCACCGTACCGGCGAGCAACGAAGCTCTTGCCGAAGTCGCTGGCGAGCGGGGCGAACTTGATTTCGGTGCGGGCATAGGTGGTCATAGCGCCACCAGATGACCAGTCGCGTACGAGTAGTTGACCGGCTCGGTCACTTCCACCGCCCGGCTATCCGCGCAGCTTGTCCAGCGCATGAACAGGTCACGAGCGTTGTTGGCAGCTTCCGCCTCGGTCGCGAACACGAGCCCGTTGCGGGACCACTTGTTCTCTACGAAAACTTCCGGCTTCCAAGACATTTTGTGTCCTTCGGGGTTTCTAGTGATACCCCTGATATAGACGCTTTCGGCGAATCCGTCTATAGCCCGTTTACACGGAGTATGAGCTAGGTTAACAGGATCATAACGACGAAGAGCACGGCCCCGAGGAAAGCCAGATAACCCAGCAACCTCAAGGCTTTGCGGTCTTTCTGGCGCTGGGTCCGGAGGATCATTTCCGCGATGGTGACGGGCATGCGCAAAGCTCCTGAAGGGTCCGGATGACGCGCCGGATATCACGTATCGTGTTCTTTTGACTGCGCCGGTCGCCGGGCGTGCCGGGCACAAAGACCTTGCGCTCATGCTGCCCGAGCCTGACGACCGCAGCCGGGTGCTTCGAGTGATTGACCCAGACGACGGTCGCCCCGGCCTCGACGATGACAGCTTCGAACACCTTGGCGTCGCGGCGGTCAAGGGGCATCGCGCTTGTCCTCGTCGCCGCGGTACTCGACGCGCCCGTGCTCACGCAGCGTGTTGATCATCGCAGCGTGATCGATCAATAGATTCGTGAGCGTAAGGGTTGGGAGGGTGACTGACTTGCCGCGCGTCTTATCGCTCGCGGCGTGTGCGGCCTCGAACTGAGGCATGGTCGTCGCGAGGCGGATGACTGGGCGGCTCATAGATCGAACCGCTCGGACAGCTTCTTGACCGTCGTCTCGCCGAGAATCAACTCAACGTCGATCACGTCTCCGTCGGACAGGTCGGCCCAATACTCTTCGATGTAGGCGTGCGCCACGCGCATCGTGCGGCTCGACGCCGGCCAATCGTACGGGTCGTACGCGGCAATGTCGCCGTGGCTGGGGGAGAGCTTCGTCAGCACGACGCACTTCTCCGTGCCGTAGCCGGCGCGGCCGAGCAGGTATCCGTCGAGATTAGTGCGAGCGACCATGCTCACCGCGAGAACTGGGATGAACGTGCAGTTGTCGCGAACTTCCAAAGCAAGCGCTCTCATTTCGTTTTCCTCTTCGGGTCTTCGGCGCGGGCGTCGCGACCGCGTGCGGAGAATGCGCCCTTCTGATTCAGGTAGATGATGTGAACAGGATTCGGCCAGACCTTCCCGTTCCGGTCCATGTAGGGGAAGCGCCTTGAACTCGGGTTCATTGGGACTACCATCTGCCCCTCCCTCCACGGGCTCCGTACGAGCGCCCGGCGAACGCATCATGGTCTCCGCGCCCGCCGGACTCTCTCAGGCCAAAAACTTCAATGCCAAGGTTGGGGTCTTGATCGATGATGCACATGGTGCCGGACGGTAGTTGCACCGGGTCGCCGCCCTTGGGGCAGGCGGCCGGCGGGTTCACTGCCGACACGACGGCTAGAATTTTGGCGATCTGGGCGAGGGTCAGGACACTCATTCAGTGCCTCGCCTTTCCGTATCCGCCGTTGAAGACTGCCCGGCGTGCCATCGCGCGGGCGGCATCACGGAGCCACTTGATCCGGGCGCGCGTGCGTGTGGCCTCGGTACGGGGTGCGGGGGTCTTGCCCCGGGTCTGCGAAAGAGTTGCTTTTAGGTCCATTCCCCATACCTAGCAATCGCCAACGCTCGGGTCAACTTCCTACCTTTGAGCGGGGTTAACGGACCGTGACGGGCTCTAGCAGCCCTTCGATGACGGCGTCCGAGCCAGACTCATAGATGACGTTGATCCGGAAATACTGGCCGCCTGTCTTCGTCGGGTGCTGGTCAGTCGTCGGGCGACCCATCTTCAGATCGGCGAGCCGGGCTACCATCGTCCGGCGCAGAGTCTCGTAGGCGACGTGACGGTCACGCCACGCCCCGAGCACAACAATCTCTGCCGGCGTTGTCAGCACGGCGACCCAGAAGGGGAGCGCGTCAGCGCGCTCGAACCTGTCCACCGGAACGCTCGCTCGTATACCAGCCAGCGGGGGAAGATCGGTCAACATCAACTCGGTTCCTTTCCGCGTGAATTCGGTTCCCTTCCTTCTCGCGCACCTTCCGCCTGAAGCCGGCCGTAGTAGGCCAGAGTCTCATGCGCAGCCGCGACAAGGTCCGCCTGCAAATCGAACATGGTCAGGTGCAGAGCGCGGAAGTACGGCAGGCGCCAGTCGTACGGCGGCTTGTCCCGCATCTTCTCGATCTGCTTGTAATACTGCCCGGCGCACGCCTCGACGTTCGTCCGCAATTCCATCAACGACGTGTGGAGATTGCGGGCGGAGTCTATTTCGTCCTGATAGATGGGGGCGCTCACGACGTGCGCTGCCACGTTAGGGTGAGCGTCGAGATGCGGTAGTCGTATTCCTCCCTGATCAGATCGCAGGGACCGCCAAGGACGCGCTCAGCGTCACGCAGCGCATCGACGATGCCCCGAGCGGCTCCGGTGTTGGCAAGACGTTCGAACGTGAGTGCCTTCGACAACTGATACTTCAGCTTCGACTCGAACGTCGGCTTCTGCGTGCGAACGTCGGCCGCCTTATTAGGATAGCGATACGACGGGTCACGCATCAGATTGGCCGCGTCAAACCATCCTTCGTGATTCTCTTCGTTTTTCCAGTACGATACATAGTAGCGGGGGTAGCGCCAACCAGAGTCAAAGGCTCGGATGACACCCGCCTGTAGGGGAACGTCCCACCATTCCTCCCCTAGCTTCACCGTCGCGCCGCTCGGGAACTTGTGATGGCCGACAGGATAGGTATAGGCCATCTTTCCTATATCACGGAAATAGACCGTCTCGCCTACTTTGAATCCGTCCATTTGAATTTTCCTAGCTCGGCCCAGCCCACGCCCCAGAGCGTGAGCAGGCGGGTGAAGTAGGCTTCGTACTTTTGGCCGATGTGGTCAAGAGAATAGTTGTCCACGACGTGCTCGCGAATCTTCACCGGGTCGAGCGTATCCACCATGTTGCAGGCGTTGCAGAACTCGACGAGATTGCGGCAACGGTAGCCGGTGACTCCCTGCACGACCGTCTCAGTGAACGCACCCCAGTCCGTCGTAATGGCCGGCGTGCCGCACGCCATCGCCTCGATCACGGCATTGCCGAACGGTTCGATGTAGCGCGTCGGCGCGAGCAGCGCGCGAGCCTCGCCCATGAGCTTGGACCGGAGCTTGGGTCCGACGATGCCATGATACTCAACATCGCCCACGAGCCCGGACGGCGTGCCCGGGCCGGCGACGACGAGCTTGGCCCCGAGCGCCGCGGTGATCTGCGACGCCACTTCCACACCCTTACGCGACGACGGGTCGAGCCTGCCGACGAACAGGTAGGAGTCTTTGCGTTTCGTCGAGAACGGAAAATCTTTCGGGTCGAGATAGCCCGGGATGACGGCGTCGTACCACCAGCCCTCGATGCCGTGCGCGTTGTTCATGCTCTGCGCTCCGGCAAGCGTGTGCATCCACGCATACGATTCGAAGACGCGATACTTTGAGAACGTGCCGGCGTAGCCGACGCCGAACTCAACCGCCATGTTCGACCCGTACGCATGTGCAATCTCTTGTTGCGCGCCGGATATAAGACAGATGAAGTCGTACTTCTTGACGCGCCGCTTCATCGCCCAGATCGCGTTGGCCGTGAAGATTTTCCAATGAGGCATCGTGTTGTTGAACGACGAGTAGACGTAGCCCGAAACATTCTCGCCCTTGGCCCGCTGCTTCTCGGTGATGCACGGGACGTGCTCCGTGCAGGGGGCCGTGTTCTTGGCGCCCGAGTAGAGAATGACTTCGTGGCCACGTGCCATCATCATGCGGCAGAAGCCCATGACCTTGGTCGTGTACGCGCACGCCGGGAAGTTCCCGTCGGTTTGCGTGTGCGGCAGACTGACAACATGGAAGCGCATAGCGTTTACACGGTCCCTATCTTGTTTCCCGTCCAATAGACCTTGGTCTCACGTGCGTTGCTCGTCTTGTCTTTCATCCTCACGTATTCTCTCGTGGGCAGTAGAAGACCACGCCTGATCGCGGCAGCGGTCAGCGCTCCCCAAGCGTGAGGATCGGTAGGCGGGCCAATCGTCGGTTCTAGGGCGTGACGAAGCTGCTCGCCGGTAAAATTGCGGGAGCCAAACGTGGCAATGGTTTCAAGCGCGGCTTTCAGCCACGCCGCGTTAGGCTTGAGAACGCGCGCCATTCCCTCGTCACGGGCTTCTTCTCCGGGTTCCATTAAACTCCCTCCACTTCGACGACGACGTGGTCGCCGTACTCGTTGAGCAGTTCGGCGACGCGCTCGCCGAGCTTCCGCGCCTCGGGCTCCGACATATTCATAGATATGTTGAGCACCGGCACGCCAGACTTGAGCACGGCGGTTCGACCGAACGATTGCCGGCAGTCGTAGGAATGCGGGGCTCTCTCGACGGCGAGCCTCGCGTGATCGTCAGTGGTCATGGCCGGCGCTCCTATTCCGTCGCCTTTGACAAAGCCCATTAGTGCGGGCGCGGATGGTACTTCGACGGGTCGGTTCCGAAGATCGCGTCGAGCAGCTTCTCTTCGGGCGTCCGCTTGTCGCCGGTAACGATCTTGGCGCCGTTGCTCAGTTCTTCGAAACTGATGACCGCAAACCCCTCGCGCTTCAGCGCCTCGGTCAGCTTCTTTTCCAGTTCCTTGGAGTCTACGGCCGGGATATCGCTGGGGTTGATGATGACATGCCCGTTCTGCTTGAAGGAATGTTTCATCGACTCTGCGACGCGGTCCACTCTTGCCTCGTGGAAGGTCTTGGCATCTTCCGCCAGCTTGCCGGCGCCGTAGCCCGTCTTCAAGGCGGCGAGCTTGTCGGCCTTAGTATGCTTCTCTTCGATACGGTCGAGCCGTTCGATTTCGGCGACGAGCATCGTCGCGGCGATGACGAGATTCTGACGCGCACTGTCCGCCGGGTGAAACTCATTGCGTGCCCAAGCCCAGAGCCCGGCCTCGTGCATGAAGCCTTTCGTGTCGTCGTCGCTCAGGTCGCCAAGGATTCGCTCGACGCCCTCGTAGGCGTAGCAGATCGCACCGTCGGCAATCTCGCCAGCCTTGTATGCGTCGTCGTGCGCTGCGCTGTACCTGTCCTTCTGCTTCTCGCGTTCGGCAACGATTTCATTGAGAACGCGGACAGTAGCGAGTGCGGAATGACTCATCATGGGGGTTATCCTTTCGTGGTGATAAGCGCGGGAAGCGACACGTCGCGCCACTCCGCGGTGATGTAGAGCGTGCGCTGCGCCATGTGAGCTTTATCCACTTGAAGCGCTGACTCGTAGGAGCGCACGAATGTTTCGAATTCATCTCTGGACTTGATGGCGCCGGCATACCGCCAGCGCCCTAACTCGAACTCAGGATTCCACCACGGCACGCGCCGCTGCACAGTGAACCCGTGATAGAAGCCATCCTTCGGGACGCAGCGATAACGGGTCTTCACTCGGGCTCTCCCATGCGCGGTTCGAACGAGCGAATGAATTTGCGCACGCGGTTTAGATCATGCCGGCTCAGATTGTGCAAGAGCCAATAGTCGTGCTGCTTGCCGTGATGATCTTGGGCAAGCTGCACGTCGAGGGTCTCGACCATGCGCTTCTTCAAGTCGAGCGCGCCTTGGTCCGCGTCGGTGAGCAGACGGTTGTCACGCAGGAACGGCCCGGGGTAGGGTGACTTCGGCATCAGAGCAGGCCAGTGACCCAGTAGATCGCCATGCCGACAACGATGCCGAACAGGAAGGCGCCGAACGGAGTTATCCGTGCGCCCTTGAACGGATTGCCCGGCGGCTTGTCCGTCAGCGATTGGCTGGCAACATCGTCGTACAGATCGACGGCGTCGGGATGCGGGCCATTGCCGGCGCGTTCGACACCGGGCGGGTAGATCGGATGATCAGGGAAGGCGAAGGCGCCTCTCTTCGGAGCCGGTTGCGGCCAGACCTTGTCAAGCGTCTTCGGCTTGCGCTTCTGTTTCACCGGAGCTTTCACTTCGGCCAGTATCGTCTTGCGCTTGGTCATGGGAATGAATTCCTCGTTAGGCGGTGTGAGCTTGCGCTTCCGAATCGGTATGCCCGCCGCGCGCAGTTCGGCGGAAGCGTTGCGCATCTCTGCATCGTAGCGGCGACCCATCACGGCACCGGAACCCAGAGCAGATCGTACACGAGCGCGTAGAGAAGGTAGGCGAGCCCGATGATGAAGAGCGTCAGCAAGAAGCTCGGCAGCGCTTTGCGTCGCGCCTCGCGACGATCATCGGCGTGGATCATCACGCGCCCGGCCTCAGTCTCTTCCCAGTCTTCGTCGAACTTGCCGTGCTCGTCGAGCAGGTTCGTTCCGTTGCGATACTCCCAGCCGCGCGAGCGCGTGTACGGCCCGGACCAATCCCAATACCTGCGTTGATTCGGATAGCATAGCTTGCCGCCGCCAAGCGACTTCGGGTCATAGACGACGAAGCGCGGCAACCACGCACCGTACCAGTGCCAGTTCCCATCGCGCTCGTTCGCGGTCCAGCGCCTCGGGCCGCCACTGATGCCGAGCAGGATCAGGTAGCCGGTGAACATGCACGCGAGCATGAAGATCAGGAAGAAATCCATCAGTACACTTCCTTCATAGGCTTCGCGTCGTACAATCGGAACCCTGAAATCAGGCTCTTGACCCGAACGCAGCCGTAGACAAGACCGGCCGCGATAAGCTCTGCCATCGCCCTCGGCGCGCTGGTGTAGTCGTACCACGCGCCGGCTTCGATGCGCGCGTAGAGCTTCTGGGCACGCGGGGAAAGGGTCTTGAGCCGACTAGCGGCTTCGCGCTTGTTCACTGGGCTTCGAAGTCCGACTGAAACTGCTTCACCGACGATATGAGTCGTTTGCCGGTTAGGCTCATGTTTCCATTTGAAGACGTGTACTCGTAGACAACCGACTTGTTGTCAGAAAAGACGACAACGATATCAGCGCCGGTTTGCCGGCCTATCCAGCATGAGCCAACTTCAGGCCGCTCCGAATGAATCACGACATGCCCGACGCTCTGCCACCTGTTCGTGTACTCGTCGGTATCATGGATGACGCGCGTCTCATAGCCATCTTCATTGCGCAGCACCGTGCCGACCGGGTAGCACGTCACCGGGTGCTCGTGATATTCCACGTGACCGACCCTCGCCCATGCTCTTTCCGGAAAGTCCACGTTCTCAAATCTAGCATCAACAATGCGCGTGTCCGAGCACGATGCCGTGCTCTCCGCGTTTTTCTTGGTGCCAAGTATCGTTCCGAGTCGGTGTTTCATTTGCGTCTCCTAGAACGGAATATCTTCAGCGAGCGGAACGGGGATTTCCGGCGGGCTCAACGCGAGCGGTGCGTGCCGCGCGTTCCATCCCTGCCGATGCATGAACTCGTCGAGCACCGCTTCCAGCGTGTCGCCGGAAACGGCATTGGAAAAGTAAGTGTCGGCGGAAAGCTGATACGTGATCAGCACTTCGCCATCTTGAACGCGACCGCCGGCACTGACGCGCAGATAAAACGCGCTGCCGATGTTCGCGGCCTTGAGCGTCTCCCTAACGAGCATTGTCTGCCGCTGAAACTCTTCGCCGTTCATTTCGATTCCTCGATTTCTTGTCCACTGTCGAAGTAGTGCAGCACGTAGCTCTCACCGTCGAACGACAACGTTCCGATGTGATAGGAGAATTCGACCGGCACGGGTTTGCCAGTTTCAGCGGAGAACAATCGACGCAGCACGTTCGGCGCGTCAGGATTGCACTGCGCCCACAAGCAGACTCCGCCAGCCTGCGAACCGATGTGCAGGATTTTCGCACCGCGTGGCATCAGCACGTGAACAACGCGATGGCCGCCAGCTAGGAGCGGAAATTTCCAGACGGGGTTCATTGCGGCCAGCCGCGAATTTGCGGCGGCGGAACGACGGTGATATCGCCATCGCTGATCCCACCACAATCGACGCCGGCCGGGCCGCACGCTTCTTCGAACGCGGCCTCGTCGAGCGGGTGAATGATGGTGATGTTGGGATAATAGGAGCCGGGAATTTTCGAGGCGAGCGTGTAGCACGCCGCTTCGCTCGTCGCCGCACGCAACTCTTGATGCTCAGTCTGCCCCATGCCGAGGAATCCGGAACTGGTGAAGTAGAGCAGCATGCAGACGGTCGGCAACATCAGCGTTTCACCTTGCAATCGTAGTGATCGAACAGCTTGACCGTCTGACTGACGGCGTCGAACTCGGGAACAGTGCCACGTGAACTGCAACGCGGATTCAGTTTGAGCGCGTCTTGGCCGGCTTGATACGACAATGCATCGAATGCCATGCCGACAAACACGACCATGAGTATCACGGAGAAGACGAGCGAGATTCGGCTCACGACGGACTCTCTTTGAAATCGACGAGGGCATCGGCCAAACGCTCTTCGGCAGTGGCGATGAACTTCTCGTCCTTGCGAAGACAGGCCCGTATCAGATCGCCTACGCAGCGCGCGGTTTCTAGCGCTTCGATGCGAACAATCTCTTCGGGTGTTCTAGCGGGCATCATCACGGTGTCCTACTCTTGGTTCTTGGGCCGGTCAACAGGAATCTTAGACGCACGGTTAACGCGCATCCGTCGTCATTTCACCGGCAGACCAGTTGCAGGGTCGGTCATCACGTGCGCGGCGTGTTTTTCTTCGGCTTCTATTCGAGCGGCTTGGACTTTCGCTTCGCGGGCCTTGGACCGAATCCAGAAGTTCATCAGCCTAGTATCGAGTTGAGAGCCGCGAAGTAAAAAGCGCCACTTGCCCGGAACCCAGTGGCCGTCAACATGACGGATGATTCCGCGCGTCACGCTCACATTGGCCGGGATATAGTAGTCGTCGCGCCACGTCAGGAATCGCACTTTCTCGGTCCTTGCCGGCGACACGTTTTCGGTCGCATCGGGAAGAACGAGGATGGGCTTTCCGTGGTAGTGGAAGGTCGCGTCGGACTTGGTCAGGGCCATTTGGGAAGCGATAACATGTGAGGGGATACAGCGTCAAGGGTCTTGGTCCGAATTGTGACGGCTTGTGCAGGTTGTGCAGCACTTGTGCAGCGCAAGGCTAGGAAAGCCGCGGCCTGCACAACCTGCACAAGCTGCACGAGTTGATCTTCAATTCGCTCATACTTGTATCGTATAACACATGTGCAGGAATATATGTGTTACACTACACAACTCGTGCGAAATATGGAGATTCGGGCCGAGGTTGTGCAGTTGGCCTCCAACCCCTTACGGCTCTAGGTGCACAAGTGCTGCACAGGTGCTTTTTCTGGGTTGTGCAGCTTGTGCAGTGGATTTGACGCCCTTCCCGGACTGTCAGCGAACCTGCACTTCGGGTCGATACGAGCGCGTCGCAATGTGCTATCTTTATGATCTGGTGCGCAGTGGACACAATGCACACCCAAGCCCTATACGAGCCCCCGGCCAAAGCCCGCGCACCTAACCCCGAGTTGCTAGTTTCTTGCTCCGCAACCGCTTGATATTTCGTCGAGCAAAGCAACGATCTGTTCACCGTAGGAACGGCCGAACTCCACCCTCGTCGCCGCCTGATCGCGTCCCATAATACACGTTATGCGACTAGAAATACCAGCCAGTTCAAAGGCTTAAGCATACAAATGACTGAAAGAATGCACCCTGAAAGCATCCAGCATCGGCCGATATCCAGCGCACTGGCACTGGTCGAGATGCGGCGCGCTATACTGGCGCGCGTTGATGTGATCCAGAACTTCGTCGATGTGGCCAACGGGGTTATGCCTGCACGCTGGGCAGCGGTGCTAGATGTGCCCGGACGTAAAGACGAAGTAACAGGTAAGCTGATCAAGGGCATGCCGGCCAAGCTTGCTCTGGAGCACATACTGCGTGCGAACGAACTACTGCTCAAGCGCATACTGCCCGAGTATAGGCAGATCGAAGTCAGTAGCGATACTGGTGATAACGCTATGTCCTTTGATCAGGCTAAGGCGCTAATGGCAGCGACGCTGATCAGCGCAGTCAACAGCGCAGGCGGGCGCTACGTAGACGGCAAGCTGGTCATGCCCCCGGTGGAGCCGGGCCAAGAGACTGGGCTGATCATAGACGAGGCAGTGGTGGTTGAGCCTGACCCGGTAGCCGAGGCGCTCGTTAGCGTGGGAAGGCGGATCAGTGCCGACGATCTGGAATCGTTAGACCCCGTCTCGCCTTTGGACGCTGGGGTAGCCTCCCCGCAGGATTTTTCCCCGGCAAAATAATCATTTCCAAACGGTAACAATCCAGATGACGCTCGCCTCCGCCTTACGAAATTTTTTCCGGATTTTCCGGACCTCGGCCCCCGACCCCGAGACCTTCCTGCTTGAAGGCTGGGAAACTTCGATCTGCCGCGAGGCGCCGGTATCCTACCGGGACAAGTGTAAACGGCTCCGGCTCGACGGCCCGACCCCGTGCCTCTGTTGCGAGGGCGAGTGCGTCGGCGGGGACTGGCCGTTCCTAACTATCCCGTCTGTCAAAGACGCGAAAGTTGACGAAAGCTTCCGCGTGGACGGCTGGGATGACGAGCCCGTGGACTACAGCGTGGACGGCGAGCCGCGCTTCCCGATTGAAAAGCTCGACGAGCGCTTCCGCAGCGCTGAAGGCGCAGGACACGGAGACCCGACCCTATGAAACTGTGTAAACGGCTTCGGTCGGTGACGGCGCGATTCAGGCGCACCGACTATCTCTACTTCGGCCACTCGACGGTGATCGACGGGCGCCCGTACGACCGCGGCTTCACGCAGGGCTTTGGGCCGTTCATGCTGCACGTTCACTGGAAATCGAAGAAGCTCGTCGAGGGAGATGCATCACTTGGACCCTCTTAACGACGCAGAATTCGTGCGCCTGCTCGCGCAGGCAAACGAAGCCGGCTTGCTCGACGAGATGCTGCGTTCGCATCCCGAGATTGCCCGCGTCATCGGCGCCGACTGGGCGCTGCTCCAGCGGCCGGACCAACGCACCCCGCCCGGCGACTGGGTGACGTGGCTCATTCTGGCAGGACGCGGCGCCGGCAAGACGCGCACCGGAGCCGAGTGGATCAATGGGCTGGCGGCCACGGGCCTCTATCCGAGCATCGCGCTTGTTGCCGAGACCGCGGCCGACGTGCGCGACGTTATGATGGACGGCCCGAGCGGCATCATGCACACCGGCCACCCGGATTCCCGGCCCAAGTACCGAACTTCCCGCCGCAAGGTCGAGTGGCCGAACGGCACGATTGCGCAGACTTACTCCGCCGACGACCCCGAGCAGCTTCGTGGTCCGCAGTTTCACGCGGCTTGGTCCGACGAGTTGGCGAAATGGCGCTACGCCGACGAGGCGTGGTCCAACTTGCAGTTTGGCCTTCGACTCGGGCAAAATCCGAGGCAGACTGTGACTACTACTCCGCGTCCGATGAAGCTCATTCGCGAGATGATCATTGAGTCGCGAAAGAAGCATCCCTCGGTCGTTCTCACCCGCGCTTCGACTAGCGCGAACATGGTCAACCTCGCGCCGTCGTTCCTGAAGACGGTCGTTGCGAAATACGTCGGCACTCGTCTCGGCCGGCAAGAACTGGAAGCCGAGATTCTCGACGACAACCCTTACGCGCTCTGGAAGCGGGACACGATAGACAAGTACCGCGTGCCGGGCGTGAATCGGGAACTGACGCGCATCGTCGTCTCGGTAGACCCGCCGACGACGAGCGGTGAAGACGCCGACGAGTGCGGCATCATCGTTGCCGGCTGCACGGCCGGGTTTGGGAACGACCGGCACTACTTCGTGCTGGACGACATGACGACGCAGGGCATGCGGCCGATGCGCGATAGTGTCGATGACGATTTGGGCTGGGCGGACATTGCGATCAATGCGTGGAAGCTTCACCACGCCGATTGCATCGTCGCCGAAGTGAACAACGGCGGCGAGATGGTCACGCAGACTATCACCCGCGCTTCAGGCGGGACGGCGATTGCCGTTCGCTCCGTGCGTGCGACGCGCGGCAAAGTTACTCGGGCCGAACCTATCTCGGCACTCTACGCTCAGGGCAAGGTGCATCACGTCGGCACCTTCGCCAAGCTGGAGGATCAGATGACAGAGTTTTCCAGCGACTTCGACAAGAAGACCGCCGGCTACTCCCCCGACCGCGTCGATGGCCTCGTCTGGGCACTGACGGAACTGTCGGGTAGCAACTGGGAAACGATTGATGACCGCGTCGGCGCAGTCGGCCCGCGGCAACAGGGTGAGGGATAGTATGGCGAATCAACAGCCGCAAGGCTCGAACCCGCGTTCTCGGCTCGGCGCATTTCTCGCGAACACTTTCGGCCTCAACCGCTACAACACTCCGCCGACGCAAACCGCGGGCGTGTCCGGCATCGTCTCTGCCGGCGGCTTTCTCATGTCGCCCGAGCGCGACGAGCGCTTGATTGGCGACCGCAAGTGGAAGACCTTTGCCGACCTGATCAATGACCACTCGATTATCTCCGCGGGCGTGCGCTACTTTCAGGCAATCATCGCGAAGGCGGACTGGAAAGCCGAAGCGGTCAGCGATAAGCCGGACGCCGTGGCGGCGGCCGAGTTTGTTGACGAAGCGCTCGACCGGATGGCGACTTCGTGGAAGCGCATCGTGCGCCGCGCCGCGCTCTATCGGTTCTACGGCTACTCGTTGCAGGAGTGGACCGCGCAGACGTGGGACGACGGGCGCATCGGCATCATGGACGTGGAGCTTCGTCCGCAGCGCACGATCCGCCGCTGGGACTTGGATATCGGCGGGACGGTGCAGGGCGTTGGCCAGTGGGCGCCGCAGACCGGCGTCGAGCTTTATATTCCGCGCTCGAAAATGCTCTACCTCGTCGATGACGCGCTGAGCGACGACCCGGAAGGTATCGGCCTGCTCCGTCACATCGTTGCGCCGGCCGCTCGGGCGTCGCGCTACCTGCAACTGGAAGGCTGGGGCTTCGAGACTGACTTGCGCGGCGTGCCGATTGGGCGCGCTCCGGTCCAGACCCTCAAGGACCAAGTCAAGGCCGGCACGATCACGCAGGCCGACATGGATTTGGAACTGCGCGACATGAAAGCTTTCCTTGATCGGCACGTGAAAGACCCGAGCACCGGCTACATGCTCGACTCCGGCTCGTACCCGACCAAAGGCCCCGTCGCCGACAACCCGACGAGCTATCCGAAGTGGGGCTTCGAACTGATCAACGGCGGCTCGACCGCGTTCCAACAGATTGCCACGGCGCTCGACCGGCTCAATCACGAGATGGCGTGGGTGCTCGGCGTCGAGCACGTGCTGCTCGGGCAGGACACCGGCTCGTTCGCGCTCGCCAAGTCGAAGACCACGAACCTCTATCAAGTCGCTGACTCTGTCCTTACGGAAATCGCGCAGTCGGCTTCGCGCGATATCATCGACAATCTCTGGGCGCTCAACGGCTTCGACGAAGACCTGAAGCCGGTGCTCGTCGCAGAGAGCGCGCAGTTCAAGGACGTGGCGCAAATGTCCGCGGTGCTGAAGGACATGGCCGCCGCGGGCGCTCTGCTCGCCCCGGGCGACCCGGCGGTCAACGTGATGCGCGGGCTGATCGGCCTGCCTGACGCGGACACTTCGGGCTCTGCGCTCGTGGACGCGGCGCTGTTGAACGCGGGTATCGACCCGGCCGACGTGGGCCTCGGGGTTCCCGTCGTGGCCAAGCCGGCCAAGACCCCGCCTCAGTCGCCCTCGGGCACCGGACTGCCGAACGAGAATAACCCGGCCGTGCCGGATAGTTCGCGCGGCGCGGCAACTCCGGGAGCGAAGAAGACGTTCTACGGATACGATTCAAAGCAGTCGCGCATGCAGCGCGCTATGCGCAAGGCGCTCAAGAAGGCAAAGGCGAAATAGTCATGGCAAGCTGGGCTCGTCAGTTGAAAAATGCGCTCGACCTTACCCTCCCGGGAACGGGCACGGGTTCGTTCGAGCGGCAGGCAGTTTTGAAGTTGCTGCCCAAGACCGTCACCGATCTGGTTGCGGCCAAGGTCTCGACTTCCTCGGCGTCGCTCACCTTCACTCCGTCAGTGGATGCGACCACGCATCAACAGCGAAAGAAGCTGCACAGCGTCAGCACGTGGGACGCAGCGGCCACGGTGCTGGAGGGCGCAACCCTCACCGGGCTGACGATTTCAGCGACGTACGATTTCCAAGTTCGTGGCGTCAACAGCTACGGAGTCAACGAGTGGTCGAACGTATCGACCGTTGCGTTGGCGTAATTCTCAAGAAGACAGAAAAGGAGTCTCTTCCATGTCCTTCCTTACCCCTCTGGTTATCGGCGCGTTTGCCGCTGGCGTTGCGGTTGATCGGTTCGGTGTTCCTGCCGTACTCAAGGCGATTGTCACCTTGTGGAACGATGCGAAGACCGAAGTCGCCGTTCTTACTGCCGCGAAGGTCGCCCCGGCGCCCGCGCCGGCAGTGGTTGTTGTCGAGCCGGCTGCTCCGGCCGCGAAGTAAAATCAACCTGTAGCCTGATTCAGCAAACGCTGAATCAGCCTGTAGACTGAAAAAGGAACCTCGCCCGTGACTCTCATAGTTTGGCCGACTGCCGGCGCGAACAGCTACGTTTCCGTTGCGGATGCCAGCGCCTACTTCGCGCTGCGCATCAACTCGGGCGCGTGGGCTGTGAACGCCGGCATGCAAGAAGCTGCGCTGGCCACGGCGACTTCGCTTCTCGATACGTACGGCTGGGTTGGAACTCCGACCGACCCGGCGCAACCGCTCGGCTGGCCGCGAACCGGCGTCGGTGTCATCGACCCGTCCGTGCTCCCGCCCGCCGTCGTCAAGGCGGTGGAAGAGTTGGCGCTCGCGCTGATCAACACGCCTGCCCTCGCTGACCTGACCGGCACTGGGTCGAACATCTCGTCGCTCGCTGCCGGCTCGGCAAGGATCACGTACTTCGCGAAGATCACGGGCTCGATCTTCCCGCCGCTCGTGTGGCTCATTCTCACCGGGCTGACGCAGGGCTCCGGCTCTAGCATGGGCGGCACGCAAGTTTTTGGCGATGGTCGCAGTGTGTTCTCCGAAAGTCGCGACAACGGCGACTTCGGAATGAACAGGGGGTTCTAATGGGCACGTTCACTCCGGCGTTCAACTTCTCGGTCGTCATCGGCAACACGATGCCGATTCTTTTGCGCTACGCTCCCGGCGGCACGCTAATGGACTGGACGGATTGTTCGGTCGATATCGTCGTGCGCCTCAAGGACGGTAGCGCGCTGACTATTCCGAGCGGGCGCATCTCGCTTGTCGCTCCCGGCAGTGTCCCGGATGCGACGAGCCCCAATCTCATTTCGTCTCTGCTCCCGGCCGAGACGGCGGCGTTCTCGGAAGACTTCCCTAACCCTTACGAGATTCGCGTGACCGATGCATCGGGCGCGAAGACGACGATGCTCTTCGGTGAAATCGTTCCGCTCTTCTCGGCAGTCGAAGGGGAGTAGCTTTTCGTGACGACGCCTAGCGTTGCCATCATCCGCAATGACTTCGACGTGTCGGTGTTCGGGTACGGCCCGGCCGGCACGTTTGCGAAGGTCGTGGAAGTTGTGACTGTTGGGCTACAGGGGCCGCCGGGAAATCCGGGAGGGCCTACCGGAGCCACCGGGCCGACCGGCGCGACTGGCCCCACGGGCGCCGACGGCTCGGCGGGCGCAGCGGGCGCAGTGGGTGCGACCGGACTCACTGGCCCGACTGGGTTGACCGGACCGACTGGATTGACCGGCCCCACGGGCCTCACCGGCCCGACCGGACTCACCGGGGCTGACGGAGCCGCAGGAGCCGCAGGAGCCGCAGGAGCCGCGGGTGCGACTGGTCCGACAGGATTGACAGGCCCGACCGGCGTAACCGGCGCCGCAGGGGCCGCAGGGGCCGCAGGGGCCGCCGGAGCGGCGGGGCCGACGGGTGTCACCGGCCCGACCGGCGTTACCGGACCCACGGGAGTTACTGGCCCTACCGGGCTCACTGGCGCCGCGGGCGCTGATGGGGCCGCTGGAGCTACCGGCCCGACCGGACTCACCGGCCCGACCGGGCTGACGGGGCCGACTGGGGCCGGGGTAGCAGGCCCGACCGGCGTCACCGGCCCGACCGGACTCACCGGCCCGACCGGAGTTACCGGACCCACGGGAGTCACCGGACCGACCGGGTTGACTGGTTCCGCAGGCGCCGATGGTGCCGCTGGGGCAACTGGTCCGACCGGACTCACTGGCCCGACGGGAGTCACTGGCCCGACTGGATTGACCGGCCCGACAGGACTCACTGGCCCGACTGGATTGACCGGGCCGACCGGACTCACCGGCCCGACCGGACTCACCGGCCCGACCGGATTGCCCGGCGGAGCCGTAACGATTGCCTACACGTTTTCGACCACGATCACGGACACGGACCCGGGCTCTGGAAACCTGCGTCTTAGCAACGCGACGCAGAACGCTTCGACGGTCATCCGCGCAGAAGACCTTGACAGTGGCGCCGTGAGTTGGCGCACTCTGCTCGGGTTGATCGCGGGCAGTACGAGCACGATCAAGGGATACGTTCGTCTCGTCAAAGCGACCGATTACACGAAGTGGCTGGAGTTTACGCTTAGCGCGGTTGCTCAACCGACCGGCTACACGAACATCACCGTTGCCAACGTAGCGTCGAGCGCAGCGAGCCCGTTCTCGAACGGCGACGCGATCTTGTTGATGTGGGACCGCAATGGCGATCTGGGCGCAACTGGCCCCACGGGATTGACCGGCCCGACGGGAGTCACTGGCCCCACGGGATTGACCGGCCCGACGGGATTGACTGGCCCGACCGGCCTCACTGGCCCGACGGGATTGACCGGCCCGACCGGACTCACTGGCCCGACGGGATTGACCGGCCCGACTGGTCTCACCGGACCGACCGGACTCACCGGACCGACCGGACTCACCGGACCGACGGGATTGACTGGTCCGACGGGAGTCACTGGCTCGGCTGGCTCGCCGCTGCCGCGCGTCACCAGCATCACGTCTAGCGCTACTCCGACCCCGACCGCCAGCACTGACGACGAATACAACATCACGGCTCTAGCTGTTGCGGCGGTTTTTGGTACGCCGGGCTCCGGGTCGGAAGGCCAGAAGCTTATCATCCGTATCAAGGACGCGGGCGTCGCGAAAGGATTGACTTACAACGCGATCTATCGCGCCGGCACTGATGTTGCGCTGCCCTCGACGACGGTGGTCAGCAAGACGATGTACCTCGGGTTCATCTTCAACGGAGCCGATACGAAGTGGGACTTGGTTGCGGTGACGGGGAACATCTAATGACCGCCGCCGTCGTCAACACGAGCGTCTACGCAGACTCTACAGCGACCGCGTCTCAGGTTGTGACTTTGCCCGCGAGCATTGTTGCGGGAAATCTTTTGCTGATGTTTATAACGCTCGGCAGTGCCGGCGGCGGCTCAATCACGACTCCTTCCGGGTGGACGCAACTTGCGATCAACACCGTTAATTGGACCGGAGCGATACTTTATAAGACAGCGACCGGAAGCGAGGGCGCGAGCGTTACGATCACGACCACGATCAGAACAGCCGCAGCGGTTTGCTACCAGATCAATGCGTGGGCAGGCACTCCGGCTGTTTCGGTGGCGAAAAATGCCTCGTCAGGAGCTTCAATAACTCCGAACGCTATAACCCCTTCATGGGGAAGTGCCAGCGATCTTTTCATTGAGGCCGTGATGGCGGGCGGAGACGAGGCGCCAATCTCGTCTTACTCGTCGGGCTATGGGAGCCCTGTTGCTTCCAACGCGGGGAACTTTTGCCTAGCTGCCACCGCGATAAAATCTGCCACGGAAACCACGGAAACTCCGGGAGCAATCACGATGAAGTATTCGGAGGCATCCGTGGCGTGGGTTGTTGCCATCCAACCTTCGGCAGTGGCCGCTCGCGCGTACGACTTCTTCAAGCTCTTCTTCTAGGGAGTGTGTAAACGATGCCTATGATTTTCGGAGTAGACATTGCCGGCATTCTCGCGACGCAGATGGGTCCGCTCTTGCTGCCGGCGACGCTGCGCGTCTTCTCGACCGCTCAGACGCGCGTCGATGGCGACCTGACGGCGGGCACCGTGAAGATCGCGACCGTGAGCACCGCGGCGCGCGGGTTCGTAGAAACCTACGACACGAAAGATCAGGGCGCCGGAAGCATCGTGCAAGTCGGCGACCGCAAGATCAGCTTGCTCGGTGCCACGCTTGGCGGAATGATTCCCGTGCCCGGCGACGAAATCGATATTGAGGGCGACACCTACACCGTCGTCGATGTGCAACGTGACCCCGCCGCGGCGATGTTCACGTGCCAAAGCCGGAGGGCGTAATGTCCAGTCTCGACCCGATTGAACTGAAGGCATGCAAGAACTTCGTGGACGTGTGGCGAGCCGGCCCCGGCGGCTACACGATTGACGCCGAGTCGAAAGACCTGATCGTCTTCATCCCTTACGCTGGGGTGACGAAGTTCAACACATCTCGACCCGACGAGAATCCCTATTGGCGGATGACCCGAGACTATGGTAAGGTTACTCTTGACCATGCCATCAAGCTCGTGTTAGCACCGATCAGGTGGCAGGGTCGTGCGCTCCCCGAGCGGGAGCTTTTCCATGGCCGTATTGCTGACGGCAAACTCGTACCCGAACCGAAGGGATAAAAATCCAAATGAGAGGAATTCTCGCGGCAGTCTTCGGGCTGTTCATCGCACTTGCACTACCGGCTAACGCGGCCGACCTGACAAAGTTCCATGATCAGATGCTCTCGCCGTCCGTCTTCATCACGATGGGCGACGTGGGCAGTTGCTCGGGCGAAATCATTTACTCGAACCGTGATCAGGACACCGGCGACGTTTCGACGTACATTCTCACGGCGAAGCACTGCGTCGCGGACCTTGGCGTGAACGACCTGAAGATCAGCGTGCCGACGTACGATGGCAACCTGATCGAAACGGGTGCGGCTGTTTATCGCGCAACCGTGGACGAGTCTTCGTGGAAGCACGATGTTGCTATCCTGATCTTGGACGACAAGAAAACGAAGTTCGACCATGTGGCGCTTATCGCCGCACCGGATGCCGTTCTCGTCGAGGGCGAGGACTCGTGGACTGTCGGCTACCCGCTTGCCACTTCGCGCACGATCACGAAGGGCTTGATTGGCTCACAGACTTTTGAGGACGCCAGCTTTCTTCCGGGCTCGTCCGCAAAGCTCGCGCCTTTCGTTCGTGGCACGTCACAGTCTGCCCCCGGCACGTCCGGCGGTGGTCTCTATCATCAGGCCGCGAGCGGCGACTATGAGCTAGTCGGCACTGCGTCTGGAGCTTACAACGGCCACGACTTCGTCGCGCTCTACACCGGCTTCAGGGATATCGACGATTTCCTGAATTCGCAAGAGACCGTCATGTTCAAGGCGTTGTTCCCGAACTACAAAGACCCGAAAGCGAAGAAGTCGGACCCCGGCTCGTACTACGGTTCGCACTAAGGGATCGATGGGTTCCGTCGTAAACAGCACTCAGGGCTCGGGAGAAGAGAAGCGCGTCGTCGCTATTCTCTCCCGGGCCGAACCTGCGATTCATCGGCAGTTCATGTCGATGGTGGCCGCGATCAGGCGGCAGTGGACTCCCGAATATCTGATGACGATGATCCGGCAGGGCTCGCTTGAGCCGGCCATGGTCGTCGTGCAGGCGAACGCTCAGCGCTTCGCTTCCGAAGTCAACAACGTTTTCATTGGCGCCGGCATGAGCGCGGCGGACGCAGCTACGGCTTCGTTCGCGCGTCTGACTGTGCGCAAGGCCGCGCATCCCGTTGCCGAGCACGTCATCGCCTTTGCCTTCGATCAAGTGAATCATAAGGCCGTGACGGCGATGAAGTCGGCGTCTCTCCGGCTCGTCACCGGCCTTACGTCGGGTCAGAGGGGCGCGGTGAAGTCGGCGCTTGTTCAAGGCGTCACGGTCGGTATGAACCCCGTTTCGGCTGCGCGGCTGTTGCGCGGGAGTATCGGGCTGACTGAGACTCAACAGGGCTACGTGAACAATTTCCAAACGTCATTGCAGGCCGGCAACAAGTCTGCGCTTGACTACGTACTTCGCGACAAGCGCTACGACCCCACGATTGTCGGCGCGGCGGATGCTGGCACGGTTCTCACCGACGAGCAAATCGCGGCGATGACTGATCGCTACGCGAACAACTGGCTCAACTTTCGTGCGGACACGATTGCGAGAACTGAATCGCTAAGTGCAGTTCATGCCGGCAATCAGCAAGGCTGGGATCAAGCGCTAGTGCAGGCTCAATCGTCGCCGGCCGCCGCGTCGATTTCTCCCCAGCTTGAGCGCGAGTGGGTGACGGCGGAAGACGAGCGCGTGCGCGATAGTCATGCGGAAATGGACGGGCAGGTTGTCGGGCAGGACGAGCCGTTTGTCTCCGGTGATGGCAACGAGTTGATGTACCCGGGCGACCCGTCTGCCCCGCCCGAGGAAGTTATCCGGTGTCGCTGTGCGGTTGCGACTACGTTCGCCGACGGAAGCACGGACACTCAGACCGCCGACGGATAAAGTGCAGGCGCGCAATCACCCCCGGCGCGCTCGGGCTATCCTGTCATCCGTGCCTTTCGGATCATGCAGCGCAGACACCGCCGTTCATCAACGGCGCTTCCGAAAGGCAATCAAGCCCCAGCCTATCGAGCCGGCCAAGGGGCGAGGAATGAAACCAGCCCAAGCTCGCAAGAAGGGAACCCTCCTATGGGTCACATCGTTGAAAAGTCCCCCGTCACCTTCAAAGAGCCGGTAGAGTTTAAGAAGGCCGTCACGTTCGACGTGTCTTCGCCCTACTCCGTCGATGAAGTCACCAGTGGTGGCGACGTGGACCTGACTCTTTCTACCGGCGTTTCGAAGCTGGCGAAGGTGCTGATCAAGCACGTCGCAAGCGTGGTCAACCAGATCGCGATGTACGCTTCGGCGACCGGCGTCGCACTCCGTATCGTCGCCGTTGGCACGGATTCCAACATAGACGTTTCGCTTGAGCCGAAGGGCACGGGCCTGCTTCGCACTATCGCGAACTTCTGGAAGGTCGGCACGACCAACCTCCTGTTCGGCGTCGGCGCGACGAACCTCGTCGCGTTCGGTGTCAAGTACGTCGCCGTGGCCGTCAACTACATTCTCGCGCTCCCGTCCGCTACGGGCAACGCGGTTGAGTTGCAGGCTACCGGCACGGATACCGATATTGGCATTCTGCTGACTCCGAAGGGCGCCGGTCACGTGACCGTTGCCAAGCTCCAGCTTGCCGTCACCGCGGTTGCCGCGGCCGGTTCGATCATCTCCGATGCCGGCGCTCTTGCCGAAGGCATCAACGTCGTCTCTGCCGCTAACGGCACGAAGGGCGTCATCCTCCCGGTCTCTCCGGCGGCTGGCGGCATTCTGTGTCTGGTCATCGGAACCGTTGCCGCGGTCCTGAAGGTCTGGCCGCAGTCCGGCGCCACGATCAATGCGTTGTCCGCCTCGGCGGCAATGTCGCTCGCCTCTGGCCCGATCCCGGCGATCTTCGTTTCGGTGTCGGCGACTCAGTGGTACAGCTTCCCGCTGCTGCCCTCGTAGTAACGGGTTCGTAACCACCTTCGTCTTTGCACGAGTAGGCCCTCTCGACCAGTACATCGGGAGGGCCTATATTCCGCCAAAGAGGGAATTATGACTGCCCGACTGTACCGTCTCCCTGCCGAAGTGATCGAGTCTGCGCGCCTCGCGAAGACGATTGCCGCCGTGACCGGCGAAGACTCCGGCTCCCCGCTTGTCAACAAAGTCTCGGTCCCGCTCGCCATCGTCAAGAGCATGGTAGCAGCGCTCGCGACCGATAAAGGCTACCAGCACTTTCTCGCATGGGGCGGAACGCCCGGCAAGAAGTGGGCGGAGCGCACCGTCAAGTACAACGAGAACCACGACCCGGCCAGCGGCCAGTTCTCGGACGGCAGTGGCGGCGGCTCGGGCACGGGCGACGCTGCCCGCAGTCTCGCGGCGGCCGGTGGCCAGAAGCCGCTCACCGGGCTCCCGCAGAAGCCGCTCACCGTCAACGGCAAAGAATTCATCCCCGGCCCTAACGCCACGGCTCGCGAGGCAGCGCGCCAGTACATGCAGAACGCCGGGCTCCCGTACAATCCTCCGAGCGACTATGTCAAGGTGGACCCCGCGAACGCGACGAACATTGCCAACGCCTACGACGCGATGGCCCACGACCCGACCAATCCGCAGGTGGCCGCCGCGTACGATGCGATGATCAAGGAAACTATCGCGCAGTACGGCGTGATCGAGAAGACCGGGCTCAAGGTGGACTTCATTGCGCCCGGCGCTCCCGACCCGTACGCCGAGTCTCCGCGCATGATGCAGCAAGACGTGCGCGACAACAATCATATGTGGGTTTTCCCGACCGTCTCCGGATTCGGCAGTGGTGACGCAGCGTCGCAAGAGGCGATGAAGAATAACCCGCTGCTCGCGCCGTCCGGCCTCGTCGCCAACGGTCACGCCATGGTGGCGAACGATGTGTTCCGAGTTGTCCACGACTACTTCGGCCACTTCAAAGAGGGCAACGGCTTCCGCGCCGTGGGCGAAGAGAACGCTTGGCGCTCGCACTCTGCGATGTATACCCCGCTCGCGCGACAGGCGATGACGAGCGAGACGCGCGGGCAAAACTCATGGGTCAACTACGGCCCGCACGGAGCCACGAACCGGACGGCCAGCGGCACTGACACGGTCTATGCTCCGCAGAAGATTGGGCTGATGCCGGCGTGGACGACGAAGGCGGTCGAGAAGTACAACGAGAACCACGATGCTCGGGGCCAGTTCTCAGACGGCAGCGGGTCGATGACTCCCTATCGAAATACTTTTGGCACGTCGAGCTTCTACGACCCTAAGCACTTCACCACTCGTGAATCCAAACTGGTTGGGGAGGACGGCGCCGTCCTTTCATCTCACGACGTTCCGGTTCCTCTCGCTGGCAGTTGGCCGAAGTTTCCTCTGACAAGCGCACAAGACGGTGTTTTGTATCGCGGCATGTCCGCCAAGGAATACGCGGCGTTTCAGCAAACCGGCCAAGTCCAAACGGCGGGCGCCTATAATATGGGTGATCAGCAAAAGGGATTGACCTACTTCACCACGGACCCGCAGTCTGCCGCGAGCTACTCGAACGGTTTTGCTCCCGCCGAATTCAAGCCGTCTCCCGGAAACCCGGCTTACGTTGTCGGTGTGAAGACGCCTTCCGCTGATCGTCTGCGCAATATGTATGGCCAAGCGGGAAACATGGGCGTGAGCGATGAACGCGGGGTCGTCGGTTCCATCCCCGCGAGCGACGTTGTGTCGGTTCACCGCGGGGACGTGATCGAGTACACCCCCCAGATCAATAACTCTCGGGGTGAGCGGGCGGTCTCTGCCAGCGCGACTCTTTTGTGGACCCGAGTGGATGCTCACAAGTACAACGAGAACCACGATGCGCGTGGTCAATTTTCTGCCGGCGATAATTTGCGGGCGGCGGCCGATGCGAAGTGGCCCCGCAACCCTCTCAACGAACGCCAGCACATTGTCCAGACTCCCGGTGGCATCGCGCTATTGGAGTTGGCCCCCGCTATGCAGGGCTCGTCGAAGCCGGTGCATGTGTCGTGGATGCAGGCAACTCCGCAGGGGGCCGGCGTGGGCACGGCGGCGATGCGCCAGCTAACTGATCTGGCAGATCAGCACGGCGCGAAACTTGACCTGTTCACGTGGGATGGCGGTCATCGCGAGGGCGACCTGAAAACCTTCTATGGCCAGCATGGCTTTAAGCCGGGCAAGCAAGACCCTTCGTTGCTGGTGCGGGCGCCGAAGGCTGCGAAGTACAACGAGAACCACGATGCACGCGGGGAATTCTCGTCTGCCGACTCCGCGATGTTCGTCGCGGCTCGTGACCAAGGTTCCAAGCATCCCGGATTTCTCGATAAACAGCCGGCCAGTGCGCTAGGCGATCATCAGCTATTGCTCGGCCATGGTGGCAAGGTCGGTGTTGCCGTCAGCCCGAACGGGGATATCCAAAACGTCTTCAACAACGGTGGGCCGCCCGGCGCAGGCGCCGACGCCGTGCGCGCAGCTATCGCGGCCGGCGGCGATCATCTCAATGCTTTCGATGGTAAGCTACCGGCTTACTATCAGCAATTCGGCTTCAAGGAAATTGGCCGCGTGCCGTTCAATCCGTCCCTAGCCCCTAGCGGATGGAACACGCAGCGCTACGGCACGCCCGACATTGTCCACATGGCTCTCGCAACTGGCCGTGGTTCGGAGAGCGATCTGATCGCGGCGAGCGCGCAACAGCGTGCGGCCCTGACTCGCGCAACGGCGGCGATTCAGTCGCGCAACGGCGGCGGGCTTGACAAGGCGATCTTCGGAACGCGCATCGACGACGCAGTCTTCGGCAAGGATAGCCCGACCGGCGCCGCGGTTCACGTCCCCGTTCCTCTCTCGAACGGCGTCCGCCGCAAGAAGCCGAAAGCGCTCGACGACGAGGCGATTGCGAAAGCGATCTTCGGCGACGACTATGTCAAGTTCAATCCGAACCACGATGCTCGCGGACTCTTTTCCGATGGTGCTGGTGGCGGCGCCGTCAGCGAACCGGAAGGAATGGGCGGCACGGTTAGCTCTGCCCACGGCGAGGCGACCAAGCTGTTTAATCAGCATGGTGGCGCCTCGGCCCGGACGGCGGATGCAATCATTGCCGGCTTTCGTGGCGGCGCGGAAGCTATCAAGCAGACTCAGGCGATGCTTGCTGCGACCCCGGCGACGGATGCTCAGGTCTCTGCCGGAGGCTTCAAGAATCCGGACGGCTCATGGACCGTTGACCGTCAGGCTCTTCACGCGCAAATTCTCGACAAGATATTCACTCCGAACGCGGTGGACGCGGCGACCCCGGTGGCCGGGCAGTCCCCGACCCTTACGGTGCTCGGTGGGCGCGGCGGCTCGGGCAAGAGTTTCTTGACTGGGCCGTCCGGACCCGTGGACCCGTCGAAGGCGATCATGCTTGACTCGGATGCGGTCAAGGCTATGCTGCCCGGATATGCCGGTTGGAATGCTCAGTTGTATCACGAGGAGTCCACGGCGATCTTGGACGCGGCAGACCAGCGCGCAACGGCGCTAGGTGTAAACGTCATCCACGACGCGACCATGAAGTCCGAGGGAACGCTCGCTGGGCGCATGACGACGTTTCAGGCGGCGGGGTATAATGTTTCCGGGCACTATATGTTCGCGTCGCCGGAAGTAGCGGCAGAGCGTGCGATGACTCGCTTCGCTAAGGGCGGTACTTTCAGCGGTCGCTATGTTCCGGTGAACGTGGTGCTAGGCAACGTCAACAACGAAAAGAATTTCGACCGTATCACCCCCGGTCTCAGTAAGTGGTCGGTGTGGGACAACAACGCGACCGGCGGGACGCCCCGTCTGGTAGCACAAGGAGGCAAGTAAGATGGGCGTGTTTGTGGGAACGGATGGGAAGCCGATGCTCGGGAGCGACGGCCGGCCTGTCATGGAAGACCAGTTCGAGAATGAGCCGGGTCCGCCGAAGACTCTCCGTGCCGGCGGCATGAGCGCAGAAGCAGAAGCCGCCTTCAATGCGAAGACGGCTGAAATGATTCGGGCACGGGCGGAGCGGCAGTTGCGACGGGCGGTAGGTTAGCCTGTCTTGCGGTGTTCCGCTACGAACGCCTCGACGTGATCCTCTTCGGACAGCGTCTCCCGCGCGATGATGTTGATCATCACAAGCATGTGCTTGGCGTCGGGCAAGGTGGCGGGAACCAGTTTGTCGGTGTACTCCGCGATTCTGGTAAGAGCCCTTGTGAGGGCGGGGTTAGTTGTCATCTTAAATCCTTTCGATTGCGGGCGCGGCGGTTATCATCGCGCCTTCTAGGTAGCGGGCGGGGACTTTGAAGTAGCACCCTTCCGAGTAGAACCGGACCTTGCGCCCCGGCCCCTTGTAGATGGTGAAGGTGTCCCGTTCGCCGGCCGCGCCGTAGTTGAGCTTCTTGGCGAGCTTGAGGGTATCGCCGGCTCGTAGTCCCCGCTTCTTGGCCTTCAGATCGGCCGCCGCGATGGACCCGATCCGGTAGTCAGTGGCCGACCGAAGTCCGCTCCACTCGTTCTCGGGAATGCCGGGAGGCACGGGCTTCAACTTGCTCGCCGCGGCGATGATCGACTTCGGCGCCGGGCAACCGTATGGTCCCATGGTCTCGTACATGTCCTTCCAGCCGAAGGTGAAACCATCCTTGGCCTTCGGGCTGCTCTTGATCGCGATGACCGCGATTCCGCGGAACGTTCCGTCGGCGTCCACTTCGTAGATCGAAGCATCGTACGGAGTGGCGACGTACTTGATCACGAGGAACACCGCCTCTCGCGTCGCACTCTCTGCGACGATGTTGAGCGAGCGGTACTCGTTCTTGATCACAGCGAGCGCCTTAACGCCCGGTTCCTTGTGTGTGAAAGTCCAGCCCATCTGATTTTCTCCTGTTAGTCGGTGTAAGACCAAGCGCGCTTTACGAAGGCGCCGAGTCCGGCGTCGTCCAGCACCTTACGGAAGGCTCGGAATGCGTCTTCCGTAATGTCGGCGTTTTGAGACCTGATGCCCTCGGGGACCGGAAGCCGGACGAAGCCTTCGTGGTGGCCGACGATGCCGGCGGACACTGCCGCGGCAAAGAAAGCCTTGGCGCCTTTGACGCCGCCCTTGCGAAGCTCCAGCATGTAGCCGCCGCATGACCCGGCGTCAACGCGACCGTCGGCGATCCACCTAGCGAGCGCGGCCTTGTTGCTGGCCTCGATGGCGCGAGCGATGATGATGTGGAAGCCTTCCATGATTTTCTCCTAGCCGAATTCGGCGGTTGAGTGAGAGACCGTCACGCCGTCCTTTTCGCAGAGCACGACGGACACGAGATAAGCCTTCTTGGCACTGACGCCGAGCTTGGCGACTGCCAGCTTCCAAGCCTCATGCGTGGACGAGGCGTAGACCTCGGTCTCACGTCCTGAGTAAAAAGCCTTGTAGCCGTTCATGGGGTTTCTCCTGTCTAACACCTAGAACATAAGGCCGTTTACACGTCGCCGCCATTGCCATGTTCAAAGGTGGTTAATCCTTTCCGAGCCCGGGGTCTAGGCCCCGGGTCTCGCCAGCGGTGCCGCCGCTGGGCGGGCCGCGGCTCTAGCCGCCGGCATTCCGTATCGCCCTCTTCGCGGTCTCGCGGGGCGAAAAGCCGTCTTCGTAATCGTTGTCGAAGAGGAAGTCGTCCAGATCGGCAGTGCTCAACCCGGTCAACTTGACCACTTCAGCCTCGACCTTGGCGAGCCAAGCCCCGTACTTGAAGCCGGGTTCGCGAGCTAGGTTGGAAAGGGGCATTTGAGGGGACTCCGTTTAATTAAGGGGTAGAACCGACTTGGGGAAAGTGCAGGGAATGTCTCTATCTGCTCGACTCGGACTTCCTTTCGACCTTCTCTCTACACTCAACATGGCCCCTCCCGGCCTCAGATGCAAAGACTATGTTTACACGTGCTTAACAGAAAGTTGCAGTTTTACCGCCGGTTGCACTTGCCGGCGTGCAATCCTGTCAGCATGACGACTGAGAAGTTTTCCCAGTTCTTCAAGGTTGACTCTGTTGACGAGCAGCTTGGCATCGTTTTCGGATGGGCCATGATCTGCACCGAAGACGGCAAGCCGTACTTCGATCTTCAGGACGACCACATACCCGAGCACTCCATGACGAAGGCCCTCGCCGACTTCATGGAAAACCTCCGGGTGGCGAAGGACATGCATATCCCCGGCGACGCCGGGAAGCTTCCGGGAAGCATCGTCTTCGGGTTTCCGCTTACTACGGATATCGCGAAGAGCATGGGAATTTCGACTCGCAAGACGGGCGCCATCATCGGCATGAAGCCGGGCGACCCCGAAGTGCTTCGGAAATTTGCGAGCGGTGAGTACACGGGTTTCAGTATAGGCGGCGAACGCCTGCTTGACGAAGAGGCGGACTAGAATGTCCCGCACGATCATGCGTGCCATCAAGCTCGACGAAATTAGCGCGGTGGACAACCCCGCGCAGGAAGGCGCGCGTGCGACGATTGTCAAGCGCGCCCCTCCGATCAAGAAAGACGCGCAGACGAAGACGCAAGACGGAGAGGAATTTCCGAAAGGGGATTTCGCCTATACCCCGGACTCGACGGACCCGAGCACTTGGAAGCTTCGGACCACGTCCACTCCGGGAGGCAGTCCGGACGCTGATATCGTAGGCGCGGCGGCAGCGGCACTCTCGCCCGGTGGCTTTCGTGGCCAGAAGGTACAGATTCCCGAAGCTGATCGCCCCGGTGTCGTGGCCAAAGTGCGGGCCGCGTGGATCAAATCCAACCCGGACAAAACCGAATCTGACATGCCGACTTCGCTCACGAAGTCCGGCGACGAACAGGAGAGTACCATGCCGATCAATGCCAACGAGAAGCCGGAAGATGCCATCAAGCGTCTTGACGGTGAAGTAAAGGCCGCCGCCGAGAAGGCCGCGACCGCCGAGAAGAACGCCAAAGAGCAGGCGACCGTCGCCAAGCTCAACGACGTTGCGAAGAAAGCTTTCGGCGACATGACCACTCAAGAGAAGGTGGCGTTCCATAACGCATCTTCCGAGGATCAAGAGGCCATGCTCGCCAAGGCCGTCGCCAAGTCCAGCGATGCCAACCCGGTCATCTACAAGGCCGTTGATGGCGTCGAGTACCGCAAGAACGATGACCCGCGCATGGTCGCGCTGGCCAAGCGTGCGGACGAGTCGGACAAGGCTTCCCGCGAGAGCGTCGAGAAGGCCGCGAACGCGGACTTCGCAAAGCGCGCTGGCACCGAACTCGCCAACCTCCCCGGCGACGAAGTCGTGAAGGTTGCAGTCCTGAAGGCCGTCGAAGGCATCAAGGACGAAGCCGCCAAGAAGGGCGCGCTCGCGCTGCTCAAGGCCGGCAACACCGCCATGAAGGGCGCGTTCGTCCGTAAGGGCGCTGGCGTCGATAAGGCCGGCGAGACTGCCGACGAGTCGACTCAGGATGGCGCCGAAGCCAAGATCGACACTCTGGCCAAGGCCATTGTCGAGAAGAGCGCCGGCAAGACCAGCTACGCCGCTGCGTACACGAAGGTTCTCGAAGAGAACCCCGACCTGTACGAAATCGCCACGGGTGGCGATGCAAACGAAGACAGCGAGTAGTCGTCACTGAAGATTTCCCCGCGCCTTCGGGCGCGGGGCTCTGCACTACCGGGCAATTCGGCACGAGGGATTCCTTCTCTCCGCCCGGGGCCACGGGTAAAAGAACAAGAACCACGGTCTCAGGAGAAAACCCATGAGCCTCGAACAGAATCTCACGAACGTTTCCATCCTCGCGGGTGAAGACCTGTCTGCCGGGCAGTACCTCGGCGTGGCTGTTGCCACTGACAACACTGGCGTCAAGCGCGTTGCGACGCTGGGTGCTCAGGGCGTTGGCATTCTCCAGAATGCTCCCGTCTCTGGCCAGCCGGCTTCCGTCGGCATTGTCGGCATCTCGAAAGCTATCGTTGGCGTGGGCGACGTTGCCTCTGCCGGCCTGAAGCTTCAGTTCGATGCCGCCGGCAAGGTCATCGCTTGGGCCACTGCCGGTCACTATGCTTGTGGCGTCTCGCTTGATGCGGGCGTTGCGGGTGTCGTGATCCGCGTGTTGCTCGGCTCGGCCCCGGCTCAGGCGACCTAGTCGTCCAGAGCAAGCCACAAGAACAAGAACAAGAAGAGAAGGAATCTTCACCATGGTTTCCCGCATGAAAAAGGGTCGCTTCTACAAGAGCAACCCGACTCAGGGCGACGTTCACGTCAATGCCCCGCTTACGAACATCTCCATCGCGTTCCTTCAGAGCGCGTCGGCGTTCGTAGCCGATCAGGTGTTCCCGAACATTCCGGTTTCGTTCCAGAGCGACCGCTACTACACCTACGACCGCGGCTACTTCAACCGCGACGAGATGGCGAAGCGCGCCGAAGGCACGGAGTCCGCAGGTTCGGGCTACAAGATCGACAATACCCCGACCTACTTCGCCGACGTGTGGGCGTTCCATCACGACATTTCGGACCAGCGCCGCGCGAACAGCGATACGGTGCTTCAGCCCGACATGGAAGCGACGAACCTCGTCACCGGCAAGGCGCTTCTCAAGCGTGAGAAGACTTGGGTCGCGAACTACTTCGTGGCCGGCAAGTGGACCGCCGACTACACTGGCGTTGCTTCTGCCGAAGATAACGTCACGACCTTCCGTCAGTGGAACGATGCCAACTCGACGCCCATCGAAGACCTTCGCGCTGCAAAGACGAACGTCCTCGAACTGACCGGCTTCGAGCCGAACACTCTGGTCATCGGCCAGCGCGTGTTCGACAAGCTGATCGACCACCCGGACATTGTGGACCGTGTCAAGTACGGCCAGACCGCTCCCGGCCCGGCCATGATTGACGTGGCCGAACTCGTCGCCCTGTTCAAGATTCCCCGCATCTTCGTGATGAAGGCAATCGAGAATACGGCAGCGGAAGGCGCGTCCAACGTCCACTCGTTCATCGGTGGCAAGAAGGCGTTCCTCTGCTACGCAGCCCCGGCTCCCGGTCTCCAGACCCCGACCGCCGGCTACACGTTCTCGTGGACCGGAATGTTCGGCGCCGCGAACAACGGCCAGCGTATCAAGCGCTTCCGTCTGGAGCGCATCGCGTCCGACCGCGTCGAAATCGAGATGGCGTACGTCCAGTCGCTTATCTCGGCCGACCTTGGCGCGTTCTGGGATACCATCGTCGCGTAAGAACGACGAGGCTACAAGAACTCCCCGCTCCCTTACGAGGGGGCGGGGCTCTTTTCGACCACGCTGAATGATTTTCGACCCGGGAGTAAATCACATGGCGAAAGTTCGCCCGCCCTTCACCCTCGCAGACCGCTACTTGGTTCTGCGCCCGTTCACCTACGACGCGATTCCGTTCGTGTCGGGTGACGCCTTCGTCCCCAAGATCGTCGGATGCACCGAAGAGAAGCTGCGCAAGCTCTACGAGAAGCGCAACCTTCAACTCGTTTCCGGCATGGCGGACAAGTACACTTTCTCCAGCCGCATCAAGGCGCTGCTCGGAGACAACGGTACTCCGGTCGCTGCAACGCCGGAGCACGCCGCGGCCTAGCCGTGAGCGAGAACACTGACGCAGCGGCGCTCACCATCAAGGTGCTCGCCGACTGGAGCACTCGCCAAGTGGCGGGGCTGATGTTGAACATTACGAGCGAGCTTATCCACACGACCCCGATTGATACCGGGTGGGCTCGTTCGAACTGGGTTCCTTCTATCGGCGAGCCGTTCCTTGGCGACGTTGGAAAGAAGGGTCCGAACGACGCCGGGCCTCAGAGCGATGGCGAGTCGGCGCTGGCAGGGTACACGAACTTCGCGATGGGGGATATCTTCATCACGAACAACGTGCCGTACATTCAGGTGCTCAACGCTGGGCACTCTAAGCAAGCCCCCGCCGGGTTCGTTGAGGCGGCAGTTGAACGTGGATTGGCGACGACCGACGGAGTGCAGTAGATGACTCCGAATCAGGCTCGCGAGATTTTGTACGAGGCTTTTACGTCCGGTTGGAACTCTACGTCGATTCCTTTCACGTTCGACGATGAAGAATTCAACCCGCCGGCAAAGACCCCGTGCTGGGTGCGCTTCGTTGTCCGCCACATGCTCGTGACGCAGGACACGCTCGGGCCGCCCGGTGGACGCAAGTTCGCGGCCAGTGGCCGCATCTACCTTCAGGTGTTTGTCCCGCGGGGCAGTGCCAAGAAGGATTCGGACGCCGCCGTGCTCACGTTCAAGGGCATCATGGAGGCGAAACAGTTGAGCGGCATCAACACGTTCTCAGCGACCCCGCGAGAACTTGGGGATGACGCAAACGGATGGGACCAGACTTCGGTCGAAGTTCCCTTCACCTACTACGACACGAAATAGGAGTCCCCCATGGGTCGCGTTCTTACCAACCTCACCGGCTTCGCCTTCGCCGCCGAATTGACTCCGGGCGTGCTCCCCGCGTCCCCCGTCTGGAAGCGTATCGAGCCGAACTCGATCACGACTTTTGGCGCCGTCATCAAGACCGTCGCCCGCAAGCCCATCAGCAAGAACCGGCAGAACCGGAAGGGCACCGTCACCGATTTGGACAGCAACGTCGCCTTCGTCGCGGACGCCACGCTCGATCTGATCGGCGATTTCTTCCCGAGCTTCTTGTTCTCGAAGGCGCATGGTGGCACCGTCTTGCACCCGTATTCGGCAGTTGCCTCGACCCACAAGTTCAACGTCGTTGACGTTGACAGCCCGGCCGTCGATTACATCAAGGTCGGAAGCCTGATGTACGTTCGCGGATTCGTGAACGCCTCGAACAACGGCCTGAAGAGCGTCGCCACCGTCGCCGCCGCGGTCGCCGCGTCGAAGGTGTTCACCGTCGCCGCCGGCAACGCCAGCGATGGCGACACCGTCAGCATCAACGGCGTCGTCTACCGCTTTGAGTCCACGCCGTCGGCGATCAACGATATTCAGATCGGCGGCACCATCATCCTTACGGGCACGCATCTGGCCAAGGCCCTCAACGGCACCGGCCTTGCTGGCACCGACTACTTCGCCGGCACCGTCTCGCCGGCCGCCGCCGTTACCGCGACCGACAATGGTGACGGCACTGTCACCGTGACCGCTCGTACCGCGGGCGTAGTTGGCAATGCCATCATCATTGCCAAGGCTGGCACGAACATTTCGTGGGCCGGCGCCGCGGTGCTGCTCTCGGGCGGTGTGGACTTTTACTTCACCGTCAGCGAGACCTTGGTTGACGAAAGCGTTGCTGACTCGCTCAACGCGACGGCAGAGCTTGCCGGCTTCAAGGGCGCCGCGACCGATCTGTCTATCGACTCCTCGGGAAACCTCAATTCGCTTGCTCTCGACTTCACCACGTTCGGGATCATCCCGGGCGCCGCGATATTCGTTGGCAACGGCGTCAACGATTCGACTCATAGCTTCGCGACGGCAGCGGACAACGGCTTCGCGCGCGTTCTCGTGGTCGCTGCGACCAAGCTCACGCTCGACAAGCAACTGGTTCCGTTCACCACGGACGCCGGCACTGGCAAGACGATCTACCTGCTCTTCGGACGCTTTCTGCGCAACGTGCCGATTGGCGATGCCGACTACTCGGAAATCACCTACCAGTTCGAGGGCACGTTCCCGAACATCGGGCCGACTCTGGAGACTCAGTACGAGTACGCCATCGGCAACGAGTGCAACAACATCAGCATCGATCTGCCGCTGACGAACAAGGCGACGATCACCTACTCGTTCGTCGGCAAGGACGTTGAGACGTTCACCGATTCCCAGAAGACGAACGCCGCGAACGCCCGCGCCCCGGTCGAGACTTCGGCTCTCAGCACGACCGCCGATATCGCCCGCTTGCGCGTGACGAAGACCGATGCCACCGGCCTCACCACCGACTTCAAGTCGCTGAAGCTCGATATCAACAACCAAGCGACCCCGGAGAAGGTTCTGGGCCAGCTTGGCGGCAAGTACACGAACGTCGGCATCATGGACGTGGGCATCACCGCGTCGCTGATCTTCACCGACCCGGACGTGATCGCGGCCATCCGTGCGAACACGACCGTCACCATGGACTTCGCCATTCAGAACGCCGACGGCGGCGCCTTCTTCGACATTCCCGCCATGACGCTTGGCGGCGGTGCGCTCAGCTTCCCGTTGAACCAGTCCGTGCTTCTCGCATCGACTGGCGCTGCTTTCGCCGACCCGACGCTCAACACGTCCATCGGCGTTTCCCTCTTCCCGTATCTGCCGGCCATTGGTTCGTAAGAAGCCAGCCGGCTTAAGGGAAGTCCAGCGCGCGGACATAGACCGGCGCCGTGGTCTCTCGGGTCGAGGATCACGGCGCCGCGTCGGCGCGTAATCGACCCATCGACCCAAGAGAGACCCGACCCATGCCTATCGATTTTTCGAAGATCAAGGCGCTCGAAATCACGGGCGTTGAGACCGCGGACTTCACCTTCACTGAGTTGTCGTCCGAGCCCAAGCTCACTGTCCGCCCCGCGGCGGAAGCCAACGCCCCCTTCTGGAATGCCGTCGTCAAGGACTCCAACCGTGCGCTTAAGGGCGTGCAGACGAAGAACGTGACCCCGGCGCTGATGCGCGAAGTGCGCAAGGCGGACATACTGCGCTACTCCCTCTTCATCGTTGTGGGCTGGGAAAACGTGCAGGATGCCAGTGGGGCCACCGTGCCGTTCTCGCAAGAGAACGTGCTGGAGTTTCTGACGGCGTTGCCCGACCGCTACTTCGACCAGCTTCGCCAGTTCGCCGGCAACGCCGACAACTTCGTGCAGCCGGCGCCGGCCGTCGAGGAAGCCCCCCTAAAAAACTAACGGAACGCCTTCTCTGGGAGTTGCGGTTCCATAAGGAACACTTCTCCCTCGTTGTGGGGGAGGCGAAGGGGCGTGAACCGCCCGCATGGTTTGTGAACCAGCCCGCCGTTGACCCGGTGGGCCGGTTTTACATTGACTCGTTCACGGAGTTGAGCACTGACCGGGCCGGCCCGGGCCAGCTTATCCCGCGTTGGAGCTTGGCCGACTTTGCCGAGAAAGCTGGGCTAGACTGTGATGCGGCCCGAATCTTTGGGTCTGTTATCCGCCGTCTTGATCTAGCCTATCTGGACTGGGTCAAGGCTCAGCAACCTCCGCCGCCGAGTTAGCCCGTGACCGACTATAACCTGACCGTCAAGGCCGATGTGTCCGCGGCGACTGCGTCCGTCGCGGAACTCAACGACCAGATTGAAGGGCTTGCCACGTCCTCTGACGCGGCGGGCGAGTCTGCGTCGGCCATTGGCGCCAACCTCGCGCAATCGGCCTCTGAAGCTACCCCCGCGGTCTCTGCCGTCAACGACGGCGTCGCCAAGCTCTCCCAGTCTCTTCAGAGCATGCAACAGTTCGCCGGGCAGGCGTTCGCCTTTGTCGGGGTGAGCCTTGGCGTCGATGCGCTGATTCACATGAACGACGCCGCGATCACGGCGTCGAATGCTTTGCACTCGTTGACTAACTCGACCGAAGCATACAATCAGGTCAGCAAAGATTTGCTGGGCATCGCTGATCAATCGCGTCAGAGTTTCGACGGCGTCGTGAGTCTTTACCAGCGGGTAGACAACGCGACGCAAGGGATGCACGTCTCGTCGAGCAACTTGCTGCTGATCACCCAGACCCTTACGGAAGCCCTGTCGCTTAGCGGCCAGTCGGCCGAGGGCGGCGGCCGAGCGATCTTGGGGCTGACTCTTGCTATGCAAGGTGGCGCGGCGGGTGGCGCTCGCTTGGGACTGACCCTTCAGCGTTTCCAACCGTTGCTTGCGGCCATGGAAGAGTCTTCGCACAAGACCGCGGCCGAGCTTAGTAAGCTCGTTGGGCCGGAGCTAATCACGGCCATTGAGAAAGCGTCTGGCGCCCTCAACGATGCTTTTGTCGCCGGGTTCATTCCGGTCAATCAGGCGATGACGGTTTTCAAAAACAATTTCGCGGATGCGTTCACGGACCTTGGCAACAAGACGGGGGCTTTTCAGGCGTTGTCGGACGTGATCATTGTCCTTGCGAATCATATGTCCATCGTCTTGCCGATTATTCTCGCGCTCGGCGGAGCGTTGGCAACACTGACCATCGTGGCGGGTGTCTCGACGGCGTTCGATGTTCTGTCCACCGCGGCTACCGCCTTGAAGGACACGTTCTGGGCACTCAACGCTTCGCTGCTCGCGAACCCGTTCGTTCTTATTGCCGCTGGTCTCACGCTTCTTATTCTTGCCATCCCTAACCTGTCGGGTGCAGTCGAAACTTTGCTCGGGTGGTTCAAAGAACTCGGGGATTGGTTCGACAACAACATCTTGCCCGGCCTCAAGCTTATCGCCCAAGGCTTCGGCTACTTCATTCAGATTTTGATTCCCGGCATAAACATTCTGAGGGACGTGGTCAACCTTCTCGCCTACCTCACGGGGAACATCAAGGACAACGTGGAAGCGCTTGGCAAGGGGGCTACCGGGTTCACTCAGTTTGGCGACGCTGCCGGGCACGCCATGGCCTCGCTTAACGCGCTGACCAAAGCTCAAACGGCCACGACTACGGCCACGACGAATCAGACCGCGGCTAACCACGGCCTGACGACCGGAATGAACGGAGACCAATACTACATCGATCAGTACGGCAAGTGGCAGGAGACTCTTGCGAGTCAGATCAACGATACGAACAAGGCTTTGGCGGCGCAGATTAAGCTCGACGCCGCGCTCGCCGCCGCTGCCAAGGAGTCGAACGTTGGGGCTTCTGTTCTTTCGCTCCAGTCGGGCAACAGCTACGTCAACACGTACGAAGGGGAGTACAGCGGCTTTGCGTCTGGCGGCAACATGCCGGCGGGGCAGATCGCCATGGTGGGCGAGAACGGCCCCGAGCTTATCGTTCCCTCGACGAGCGGCATCGTCGTGCCGGCGACCACGACCGAAACGATTATGAAGCTGGCGAAGACGCTGGCCTCGACGATCTTCGCGCAGAACACTAGCACTCTCGATCCGATCACGGGACTGCCTACTGGCCTGACGCCCGCGGGCTCCAGCGCGTATCAGGCTGGCAACTCTACCTTTGCTCAGCTTGGCGCACTACAGAATGTTTTCGGTGGCGGCTTTGGCAACGGCACCGGAGCGTCCGGCGCCGCAGGCGGCCCGAACATTGGCACGCCTGACATTCTGCCGAAGGATTCTACGTACACTGTTTCGCAACTCTCGACCGCGTTTGCGAACAGCCTCTTCCAGACGGAAGCCAACGAAGTCAATCTTGGCGTGCAGGCCGGGCAGATCACGGGCGCGCAGGGGACGGCCATCTCTCAAGTGCTGAGTGAATCCATCGCGGACTGGCAGACCTATCAGGCCAAAGGCCCCGATCTGACGGGTCTCTACGCCGGGAGCAACGGCTTTTACGGCTACTTCAAGGACGTGCGGAAAATGATCAGCCAATACTCGTGGCTGAAGAACTTCGTCGGTCAAGCGTTCGGCGCGCAATTCGCTGCCGGCATCATGGACCCGGCGCCGGTTACGGCAACCAGTTCGAGCACCGCCGGCACTTCTTCTGGGGTGTCCGACTCCGTGTCCGGGGCGCAGGCAACTCTTGCTGCCCACATTGCGGACGGTTCGTGGCAGTGGAGCAATACCACCGCTCTCATGCCGAACGGCCTCGATATTCGCGAAGTGTTGCAGGTGAAAGAATCCATCGGCGGCACTCCGCAATGGGTTGACGCGCACGACGTTGGCTTGTATCAATACGATCAGTTCGCCCCGTCCCCCGGCTTCGTAGTGACGAACGCCGGCAAGTTTGCGACCGGCGGCCAGTTCAACGTCGGCGGAGCGGGCGGCACGGACAGTCAGCTTGTGCAGTTCCTTGCGTCGCCCGACGAGACGGTGACGGTGCAGACCCCTTCCCAGCGTAAGAGCATGGCGGAGGCCACCGCTGGCGTCACTGTGAACATGACCATCAACACCCCGGACGCGAATAGCTTCGGCAAGAGCCAGACCCAGATCATCAACAGTCTGAAAATTCAACTCGATCAGATCACCGCGCGAGTGAACCAGTAATGACCGACTCATCCTTCCATGATATCCGCCTGCCCGACGACGTTGAGCAAGGCGCGCAGGGCGGCCCGAGCTTCCTGACGACCGTTGTTGCCATGGGTGGCGGCGACGAGCAGCGGAACGCTGAGTGGTCGGCCGCGCGCTTGTCGTGGGATATTGCCTACGGCATCCGCACGAAAGACCTGTTCGAAACCACCATCGCGTTTTTCCGGGCGCGTAAGGGGCGGCTGCATGGGTTCCGCTTCCGCGATTGGTCCGACTTCGAGTCGGCTCCGGCCCCGGGCGAGACGCTTGGCGTCGGTGTGGATGCGGTCGCGGCCACCGGCCTGCTCACCTTCACGGCCGAACCGCTCAACAACGAGACCGTCGTCATCGGGGCGACGACCTACACGTTCAAGACGACTCTGACCGGCGCCGCGAACGAAGTTCTGCGTGGCGCTTCCGCAGCGACTTCGTGCGCGAACCTGATCGCCGCCGTCACGGCCGGCGCGGGTATTGGCACGACCTACGGCACCGGCACCACGGCGAACGCGACGGCGACGGCGTCGGCTGGCGCGGGAACCACGGTCGTTGTCACTGCCCTCACCGCGGGCGTGGCGGGCAACAGCATCGTGACGACCGAGACTTCGACGGTCGGTTCGTTCGCAGCGGCGACGCTGCTCGGCGGCTTGGAAAAGCTGCGCCTGTTCCAACTGATCAAGACCTACGAGGATTCGGAAGGGTCCGACGTGCGCGTCATCACGCGCCCCGTGGACGTGGACCCTGACACTTCGCTTCACACGATCTTCGTCTATGTCAACGGTGTGCTGAAGACTGAGACGACGGACTGGGTGCTGGCGGATGGCGGCATCATCAACTTCAACACGAGCCACGAGCCCGCGGCCGGGGCGACCGTGTCGGCGGTGTTCGAATTCGACGTTCCTGTCCGCTTCGATGTGGACAAAATGAGCGTGTCTCTGATGTGGTATAATGCCGGCGCGATCAATTCGCTCCCGATCATAGAACTTCGCGACGAGGCATTCTAATGCGCACGGCCAGCGGCACGCTTGGCACGCTGATGCAGACTGAGGCGCTGCATCTCGCGCGCCTTTGGATCATCACTCGTATCGATGGCACCGTGCTCTACCTCACCGACCATGACAAGGATATTCCCGAGGGCGGCCATGTCTTCAAGCACTCGGGCTTTACCTCGTCGGCGGTCCTGTCCGCGTCTGACCAGACGGTGATTCAGGGCATGACGATGACTGTGCTTTTCGCCACCGACCAGTTCACCATCGAAGACTGCAACGGCCATCGCTACGATGGCTCGGCCAGCCTCTTGCGCATTGTCGATTGGACGAACCCGGATGCCGGTAGCATGACGATCTTCGGCGGCACCATCACGCGCTCGGAAGTTAAGGGCGAGAAGCAGGTGGCGCTAGAAGTCGATGGGCTCATGTCTGCCAACCGGCAGATCAACGTTGAATCGTATGGCTCGATGTGCCGCGCCAATCTCGGGGACTCGCGTTGCAAGTTCGATATCAACTCGCTGAAGGCAACCTTCACCGTCGCCACCGTTGTCAACGCGCTGGAATTCACGACGGTCGAACTCAATCAGGCTGACTTCTATTGGAACCTCGGGGTGCTGCAAATCACGTCCGGCCCTAACGAGGGCATGTCGGTGGAAGTGCGCAACTCGACGAGCGTGACGAAGGACATTGAAGTCTACGTTCCGCTCCCGTTCGATCTTCAGCCCGGGGACACTGGCAACATCTGGCCCGGGTGTGACAAGTCGTTCGTGATGTGCCACGACCGTTATAACAACGTAGTCAACATTCGAGCCGAGCCGCAATTCCAGAACCCGGCGAGCGGCGTCACGGTCTCGGTTGATGGTACGGGCTCGGGCACGGGCTCGGGCTCGACCGCAAGCGTCCCGCTCCTGAATTTCTTGGCGACGATCATCTGCACGGAGCTTAACGCTCAGTGCTTGATTGAAACGAAGCTCTACGCAGCCGACCGTGAGTATGGCCGCAAGCTGGCGCTGGAGTATCCGTGGACTTACGCCGGCTACATGCTCTGGGCGACCCCTGTCGTCAAGCTCATGCGCAAGTCCTATCGCTTCACCCAGTTCGTCGCATGGGTTGGCATGCCGATCATTCGCGAGATGGCGGGTGAGCATAGCAGGTACGGCTCCGTCGGGCTGAAGCTCGGCCGGGCGTTCTCGACGATGCTCGCTTGGCTCGTGCTCAGGGACTAGCGCCATGGTTACGACCGTCAACACTGGCATTGCAACCAACCCGGGCGTCGCGCAGGGCTCCTACGCGGCTGACCAGACGCAGTTCTATGGCTTGCCTATCCCCATTTCCTATGGGCGTCGGATGCAGGCCGGGGTGAATCTTTGGTCTGGTCCGCTGCGCGTCAACGGTTCGTCGCGTCTGATCGACTTCGCCGTTGGCTTCGGCAAGACGGGAGTGCCGGCCGCCGAACTTCTCAACACTGATCTGCTCCGCCTTTGGATTGAAGGCATCCTCGTCATCGACCGCACGTCGCTGACGGGGTCGAGCGTATCGGCCGGCCTCAACTTCACGCTCTACAATGGCGCGGAAAACCAGCTTCCCGACCCGGACATGATCGCCAATCTCGGCGCGGACAACACTCCCGCGTTCCGCGAGATGGTTTACATGGTCTTCAAGGATTTTCCGCTCGATCAGTACGGCCTCTTCCGCCTGCCGAACATGCGGGCCGAGCTTTCCGATATCACTAGCTCGCTCGCCGAAGTGCAACAGTTCACGCGACTGACCGGCGCGCTGGACGACCGTCAGAACTCTAGTTGCGTGGACTGGGAACTGATGCGGCTCTACACGTTCGCGTTCGATACGACTGTGCTCGGCACGCCGGACGTTCCGGCAACCTACATCACTGTCTACGATCTGACGACCGGGCAGATGGTTTCTCAGAGTCTTGTTAAGGCCGAGAATAGCTTTGATCCCTTCTTCGGCATCGGCTTCCCCGCGGGCGGCTTCTGCTATCCGCTTAAGGGCTCGGGCCGCGGCTACCTCGTTCTCAAGCAGTTCAATGCCAACACCGACCCTCTCGTTGTGATCGATCCGATTGCGGGAACCGTGGTCGGGCATTTCGGTGAGGCCAGCATAGCGCTGGAAAACACGGCGGATGGTTTTGTCGCCGTGTACTATGCCGACGGTGTGCAGTTGACGAACGATCTTGCCATCGATGGCAGTGTCATCCCGAACATTCATGCATCGGAAATTCTTGTGACCGGCTCGCTCTTCACGGATTTGGGCATGCTGGAGATTGATGCCAGCAGCGCGCTCTCGGTCTACAATCTGGGCACTACCCTCGACGCGAACATCAAGGGCATCAAGTCCGGTGAGCCTCTGGCTATCGACGGGGAGCCCACGGACGCTTCGTCTGTCGCTTACGTCGCGACCGACAAGCTTTGGCGCGTGCAGGTGAACCGCCAGTACCATGAGACCGTTTACACCACCGGCACTCAGGACGCGAACGGCAATTACAACTACTCGATCACGAACAACATTTCGGCGAGTCAGTTCTACACGCCGAACGGCGGCAACATCAATTATATATTTGTGGACAAACCCTCCGCCGAAGTGATCGTGTTCTACACTCACGACGATCAGGATTTCGTTGCGCGCGTGAAGCACCCTAACGCGGGCAAGCTATTCGGGAAGATTTCCAAGGACGTGCAGACTGATACTCAAGTGGGCATCGTGCTCTACGAAGAGATTGCGCTCCCGTGCGCTCTGCCCAATGGTAGCAAGCCCGGCTGGGATATGTCGGATACCCGTGCGAACACTCTTGGATGGTCCGGGCTCGATGTTCTTGGTCACGAAATCTTTTGCATCCTCAATCTGAAGACCGGAACGTTCGTCACGTATCCGTTCACGACGTGGCGCTTCTCCGGCGACACCGTGAATCAAGTCGGCGATATCAACGCGCATAGCATTGGGTCCGTGTGGTCGAGCACGGGGAACTACCTGCTCACCTACGGCAACGTTGACACGTTCGGCTATGGCAAGGTCTACCCGGGCCGCGCTCCCGACGACGAGTACAATCTGTCCGACTTGCTCCGCTGGTACGCGCTGGGCGCCGGCTTCGCGCCGGACCAGATCGTCGTCTCTGGCATCGACGACCTTGTCATCGGCAGCATCATAGAACAGCAAATTCCGTTCTGGACCATGCTGGGCGATATCGCGAGCCTCTACTCGTTTCAGGTTTTTGAATCGGAAGGCGCCATCAAGTTCACGCGCAACTCCGTCGGCGAAGCGCTCGTCATCGCCGCGACGCTCGAAGCCTCGAAAGACTTGGCATGGGTCAACAATGACCCGGCGAGCGACTCCCGCATGCTACTCGACGCTAAACAGAACGCCGGGACGCTGCCGCCGTCGAAGGTCATCCTGACCTACCTCAACTTCAACGCTGACTATTCGACTGACACCGTCTATTCGTCGCGCACGACGTTCCCGGTTGAGACCACGCAGCAAGGCAGCACGCAGAACTTCGCCGTGCCGCTCGTGCTGACTCCGTCCGAAGCGCTCGTGCGGCTGACGAAGGCCCTGTACAATCTCTGGACGAGCCAAGATCAGATTTCGTTCCGCGTGCCGCCGCGTCTCATGGGGCTGGAGCCCGCCGACGTGGTCAAGATCATCACGGACGTTGCTACCTACCTCCTGATGATCACCGAAGATTCCATCAACGCCGACTATTCGTCGTCGATGCTCTCTGTTCCGTACACCATCGACAACACGATCACGAGTCTTGCCGCCGAGACCGCCATCCACGCGACAACGAGCGTCGCCGGGCTCGCCTATTCGATGACGTGGGTGTTCGATATCGAGCAACTTTACTTCGCCGGTCAGACCAGCACGCTCGTCCCCGTCCTTACGAAAGTGACCGGCCTCGGGCAGTTCGGATGGACGGGCGGCTCGGAATTCTTCTCTGTCAACGGGCAGGACTTTCCGCGCGCCTACCGGACCACTTTGGAGCCGGCGTTCGCAGGACGTGTTGTGGGCCTGCCGACGAACCCGGCCATGGCGCCGTTCATCGACGACGTGAACCTGATGACAGTGACGCGCACCCATGGCTCGGGCAGCAACCTCGCGGCTATCAGCACGACGGACTTCCTCAACGGCGGGAACGTCGCGCTGTATGGCGACACTGGGCGTTGGGAGTGGATTCAGTTTCGTGACGTGACGGTGAACGACGATCAGAGCATCACGCTCGGGTACATCATGCGCGGCCTGCGTGGGTCTGAAGACGCCATGGCTCTGCATCACCCCAGCGACCGCCTCTACATACCGTTCTATTACACCGACCTAGTCCCGGTGCTCGTGGACAACTCGTCGCGAGGCAGCTTTGTCTTTTACGAAGCCGTTGGCGACCGGCTCAATCAAGCCGACGAGCCGATCATTCCGGTGACGTTCTTGGGCAACGCAGGTAAGTGCTTCGCGCCGGCTACGCTGGCTGCTGCCAAGTCGGGCTCAGACGCGGTCCTGACGTGGAACGCGCGCACCCGTTTGAACGACGACACCCTGCACGATAGCGACGGCAACACTACGCTTGAGACCGCCGAGCTTTACGACGTGGAAATCATCGACCCCGGCTCGGGCCTCGTTGTACGTACGGTGACGGGCCTCACTTCGGCGACGTATACTTACACGTCGGCTCAACAGACGACCGACCTTGGCGGCGTGCTCGCGAACGTCACCTTCCGGGTCTACCAGATCAACTACCTCGGCCGCGGGTTCGCCGGCCAGCGCGCTTGTGACGTGCTCTAGGGAGCTACCATGCCTAACTCGAATTATCTTGATATCGTCCCGCTGACGACCGGCCAGACGAACAAGGAAGCCTCGATCAATACCGGCTGGTCCGCGTTTGAGCAGGCGTGTAACCAGTTGTGCGATGTGGATTTGACTTCGGCCAGCCACACGCTCAGCGTGACCGAATTCACGCGCAACATTCTCTTCGATTGTCATGGCCACTCGGTCGCGCGCAACCTCGTCACGCCGGACCATGTCAACATCGGCAACCCGATCAATCGCTTGTTCGTGGTCAAGAACCGGGGCACGTCCTCTGGCGCCGTGACGGTCAAGAACGCGGCAGGCACTACCATCGTCGTCCCCATAGGCGCCGCGGCGCTGCTCTTCAACGATGGCACGAACATCACCGCCGTTCTCTACGACTTGTCCGCGGCGGTCTTCCCGTTCGACGTGCCCGCGGAGTGGCGCGGCGTGCTGACGAACTCGTGCGTCATCCGGCAGTTCATCGCGGTGCGTGCGTTCGAATTCGCGGCGGTCAACCTCGTCGGCTCGGAAGCCGCGGTGACTGTCAACCCGACCGCAACTATGACAATCACGTTCAACAAGAACGGAAGCCCGTTCGCCACGCTGGCCTATAGCACGTCGGGCGTGCCGACCTTCACCATGGCCTCGCCCACGTCCTTCGCCATCGGCGATACCTTCAGCGCAGTGGGGCAGGCCAGCGCGGACGCTACCGGCGCCGGAGCCTACTTCACGCTTCTTGGGGTCCGCCTCTAATGGGAATAACACCTAACGTTCTCGGTACGGCAACCGGGGCAAGCACCACTGCCGTTGGGAGCTTCACGGTTCCCGCGGGCGGTGGGCTGCTCGTCGTTTCCATCATCAACAAGACCAGCATAGCCGTAACTATGGGGATGACGGTTGACGGCGTAGCTATGTCGGCGACCGAGACACCTTCCTCCGACACGAACACCGTCAATATTTTCTACGCGGTGGTTGCGGCGGGCAGTCGTGTTCTTGCCCTCACGGGCATGTCTAGCTCGTATGAGTGGGTAGCCGGCGTCACCCTGTTGACGGGTTACGACGCGGCGCTAGTTTCTTCTCCCGTTCATGGGACCAATGATGTTGGCTCAGGTACGGCCAACTCTCTGGACTTGAACATAGCCGCATCGTCGGTTGCTATTTACGCACATCTGCACTTGAACACGAACGGCACGACGTGGGGCACGGCCACTGGTGATTTGGAGAGCGGCACATCGGGTAGCTCCGACGGCGCCGTGGCTCATTATGTCAGTACGGGGGCCGAGTCTCCGCACACTGAAACCACGGCTTTCAGTGGGGCTACGTTCACTCGGCTTACCGGCGCAACGTGGGCACCTGACACGGGCGGCGGTGGCGGTGGCGGAACGCCCGGCACGCTGGACTACCGTGGCGCATCCGCGGCCCTAGACACTAACGTCGCTGCCACTCACGACTTCGGCAGTTTCGATGTGGCCTCTGATGGTACGCTGATTGTCGTCTTCGCCGGCACGAACGATAATTTGCGCGCCATGTCCGGCATCACGGCCGGCGGTGTGGCGATGAACGTGCAGTCGAGCGAAACGACGAACGGTCTTCAGATCATTCTCGCTACCCTCCCGGTGACGCTGGCCGGTGGCCCTTACGACATTCAGGGAACCTACGCGCTCAGCCCCGGCTCTGGCAGCTACATGCTGGCCGCCGTCTACCTGATGGCTGATGCCACGGCTGAGACGCCTGACGATTTGTTCGGGCCGACGGCGAGCAGTAGCACGACTCCGAGCGTCACGGCGAATGCTGTCGATCATAGCTGCGTTGTCATGGCGTGGGCGAGCGAGACGACCCCGGTTCCGACTCCGTCGTTCGATACCGATCTTGACGTTGCCACGCCCAATGCTCGCGTGACCATAGGGCACAAGCTCGTCCCTACGGCTGAGACCCCGCACACGGAATCTAATGACAATCATACGGCGGGGAGCCCCATCACCGTTGCCCTCGGCGGTGCATGGCATGCTACCGCAGACTTCACCTTTCTCTTCGTCCCCATCCCTGTTAACATCTACGAAGCCTCTGGCTTCTTCATGGAGTAGATCATGGCAAACTTGAACCTTGACCGCCCGAAATTCTATGCCGCCATCAAGGCGCAACTATTCCCGTCGATAAGCGCAACTCAAGTTGCGGGTATCGAGCGCTGGTTCGCCTACTGGGAAAGCAACCCCTCCCTCACGGACGTGCGCTGGCTGGCCTACGTGCTGGCGACGAACTACTGGGAAACCGGACGCCGGATGCAACCCGTCGTTGAGATAGGCAAGGGCCGGGGACGGGCGTACGGCGCTCTCTACGCCCCCATCTCGTCGGGAAACCCGGTCCATGTTAAAGACGGCATGATATACTACGGTCGCGGCGACCCGCAATTAACGTGGGAGCTTAATTACGACAAGATGCAAGCCGTGACCGGCTGGCCGCTCGTCAAGCAGCCTGACTCGATGCTCAACCCCAAGGTGTCGGCCGAAGTCACGGTCTACGGCATGACCCATGGCTCGTTCACTGGCCGGTCGCTGGGCACCTACTTCAACGATCATGCGGCCGACCCGCTCAACGCGCGCCGGATCATCAATGGCATGGATCAAGCGGCTCAGATCGCAGCCATCTACGCGCACTTCCTAGACGCGCTGGAGCAGGCTAGGGCGATCACGGCCATTATCCCCCACGGCGACGGCGTAGGCACGCTGACGGCCACGACGTACGCCCCCAAGCCCCTCCCGGCCCTCCCGACGCCCGCCTATCACGATATTCGGGTGTCCGGCAAGGTGGAAGCCAAGCCCGTGGCAGGCACCCCCAAGACGCTCGGGGCCACGGGTGTCGGTTCTCTGGCTATCATCTGGCAGAGCGGGTACAATAAGTGGGCTATCATGGCGGCTGTCGCGGTGTTCGCGGTTGCCCTGATCATTCACTTCGCCAAGGCCAAGCCTGTCGTCTACGTCAAGGGTCCGGTCACTGTGATCGAACCCCTGCCCGTCGTGACCCCGGCTCCGGCTCCCGACCCCGCTGCGCAACCCGTAGCTCAACCGAAGGCATAGACCCATGTCGTTCAAAGACCGGCTCGCCGCCGCCCGCGTCACCATCGGTTCGATGTGGGGCGCGTCGAGCACGCATATCCTCGCCGGACTGGGCTCGATCCAGTCCTTGCTTTTCGTGACCCAGCCCGACTTGTTCGGCAACAAGGCCATCCCCATCGCTCTGTTTGCCGTGACCATGACGGCCACGGTCCTGCGTATCACGTGCCCGCCTGCCCCGAGCATCCCCATCGATCAGGCCGACCGCGTGGTTCGGCATGACGACGACAATGCCGTCACCATCGTCAAGGCCACTCCGATTGACCCGAGCATCTGCAACAAGGTGCCGGGCCAGACGGTAGCCGACGCCAAGGCGGCGGTGTAGCCATGTTCGCCCTCTTACTCGGCTTCGTTACCAACCTCTTGGGCGGTAGCTTCACGTCAAGCGTGCTCGGCTACCTCGAAAAGAAGTCGGACAACGCCACCGAAGTCCTGCGTATCAGGGCGCTGAATGAGCAAGTGCTCTCTCAGACCGCGTCCACCGTCGTCGTGGCCGGCATGGCGCACCGCATGTTCTGGGTAGCGTGGTCGATGGCCGCCATCCCGATGGCCGCATGGTTCGGCTATGGCATGCTCGATACGCTGCTCAACGGAGCCCTGCCGGCGGAAGCTTCGATTCCCGATGGCCTGCTCCCTTACGCGACCGTCGTATGGTCGAACATCTTCTATGCTGGCGCCGCTGGAGCCGTCGCCGGTTCCTTCGCGTCGGTGCTGGCGGCTCGTAAGGGGTAGAGCGATGAAGCGGGCCATGGTCTCCAATCTGGCGGCGGACAGGGTCGAGCTTGCCCGGCGCGCGGCGGCGAACAAGCTCAAGATCGCGTCGAACAAGGCGATCATCCGCCTCGACAACGCTGCGACGGTTGCTGCGCACACGCTCAACACGTCTGCCGTGGAAGCGTCCGCGAAGCTAAACGAGTCAGCCGTAGCCGCGGCCAGTAAGCTCAGCGCTTCCGCCGACGAGGCGAGCGCCAAGCTAGTGACGGCGGCCGACAAGGCGGTGGACAAGATCGACAACATGCTGCTCAAAATCGGCATCGATGTTGACGACCCCAAGGCGACCGTGTCCTTGAAACAGGATATCGTCTACGCCCACAACATGCGGTTGACGAGCGAACTCGTCCGCGGGCAGGGTCTCAAGGCCGCGGTGTGGACCCTCATTCCCGCCTTGCTGGCGTTCCTCGGATACACCTTTCGAGATTTCTGGTTTCACCACTAGACAAGGGGTCCCATATGGACTACGAACACGAGCAGACTGATGGGCGAACCCTCGAAGAGAAGGCGCTCGTAGCTCTCGGACGCATCGAAAAGGCGTTCGAGCATATCGTCCGTTCCCTTGAACGGCTCGAATCTTCACTGGCCAAACTGGAGAATGCCATGAACCTTGACTTCACGAACGTAAACGCCGGGATTGCCGGCGTGCAAGCCGCTTTCCAGAAGCAGTCGGCAGACATTGCCGCTGCTCTCGTCATCCTCGCGGGTGTCACCGTCGTTGACGGCGATCAAGCGAAGCTCGACGCGGTTGCCACGACCCTTGGCAACATCAAGACCGCTGCCGATACGTCGGACGCGGCTCTGGAAGCAGTGCTCAATCCCCCGGCCGCCGCGGTTCCTGCCGCTGCCGCCACCACTGATGCGGCCCCGGCCGCTGCGACTGACACCGCTCCGGCCGCTGCCGCCGCTGCTCAGTAGCTCTTGTCGTTCTGGAAGTATGCCGAAGCCCCGGGGTTTGCGCCCCGGGGCTTTTTTGCTGACTCCTTCTTGTTGTTGACTTTAGCAGTAGTGCGGGCGTTCCTCGGGGAACACGTCCGGGGGCTCGCCCTCGTTGACAATGGCGCGGTAGACGCCGTCGCTCAGGACGCTCCAGATCGGCTTACGGCCATCGTTGACGGTCCTGTCCAGCACTTCGTTCAAAGCGTATGCGGACTCGATGGCGGCATCTTCGCTGGCGAACCGCTGCACTGGGTGCCCGTCGAGCACTTCCAGATTACCAGCCTCGTACCACCAGCCGCCTTCTTCTGGGCCGCCGTAGCGCTGGCCAACTAAGTACGTCGCGACTGAGAAAAGTTTCATTTGATTGCTACCTTCACTTTGCGGCTCGGCCATTGGGGGAAATACTTTCCGAGCTTGCTGACGTTGGAGATTTGCATGGTCTTCCAGACTTGCGTCTCACCCGAGGGGAGCGTGACGGTCAGGAAGGACCATCCCCAAATGTGATTGCCCGAGAGAGTGGCGGACGTGGCCGGGCCGATCTTGTTGACCAGCTTGGCGATGAACATATCGTATTGGGCGACGGCGGCCTCACGATAATTCTTGATCATCCGGGCGACCGCCTCGGGGGCCACGTCGGCGAGGCAAGGTCCGTCGAAGGGGTTGTAGGTGGACTTGCGCCACTTCGCGAGCGACGAGAACAGCCGGTACTTGGCGAGCATCCGGTGATAATTCTCCCTCGAACCGTAGTTCGTTCCGGGAGGGTAGGGAGCGACGGCGTTAATGTCGTTGCCGGCCTCGGCGAGAGCCTTGCGAACGTACTCGACCGTGGCGTTGGCCTTGTCTTCGGCGCTCTTGATCGCGTCGGCCCGAAGGGGCTCGACGGCGAGGGCTACCGGGTGACTGAGATATTTGTCCATTGGGGTTTTCATGGTGTGCTTCCGAAAGGGTCTGAGGGAGGGCCACCTGATTGGCCGCGCTTTGTTTCCCTCACTACTGAGATAGCACTACGGGGCCTCGTTTCCAAGGCCCCGTTTACACGTTCTCTGCTATTGGTTAACGAAAACCTACCCGGTCTGCCGGCGAATTTCGGCGATCTTCGCCTCGATCTGCCCGAGAGTGGTGGCCTGCTTCGCCGTTAGGACGGGATAGGTGGCGGCAAGAAGACTCTTCAGGAATTCCTTTTCCCACGCACTCAGGTCGCCCGGGTGATTTAGCAGCGCATGGATGCGGTCGTTCTTTGAGAGTTTGCGCTTGGATGACGCGCGGCCGGACGCGCTGAAGAACGGACTGACGGGCGGAACGTGCGTGCGGAAGATTTCCCGGACGATGATGCGCGGCTCTTGGACCGTGAGCATGGCCGCCAGAGCGTGCCAGTCTTTCTTGTGGGCGGCGAGATGGCGCCGGATGGCCGCGACCGCCGCAAGCACTTCACCGTCCTGATCGGAGCCGAGCAGGGGGATCAGTAGCTTGAGGCGTTCGACGAAGTCGGCCATGGGTCTACAGGATAATTACTTCCAGCCCTAACGCGATGGCTGTCGCCCGTTCGGCGGTAGCTCCCTTGCTGCTCTCCCAGCCGGGAAGCAAGGCAACGGCGTCGGCCTCTCGGCAGATAAACACTAGGTCAGCTTCCAACGCCTCGCGCAGATTAAAGCCGTGCTCTTTGGCAGCTACGGACTCGTCGCCCGTCGCGTTGCCTTTGGAGATATCGGTGCCATGGCGTTCGTTGTCTTTTTCGGCCGGGCTAAAGACCGTGTGGCCTAGAGCCCGTAGCTTGGCGGCAGCGTAATGGAACGCCGGGAAGTTGAACTCCGCAATGCCGCGCATCGGTCCTGCTAGATAGATTTTCACGGCTTCCATACCTCCTGCTTGCCCTTGCCATCGGGTGCCCAGACGATGCTGGCGATGGTACGCTGCACGCCGCTGATCGGGTCAATCAGCTTGTACTGGGTCTCGTCGGCCAGCACGTCGATGGTGGCGGGCTCAAGGCCGATCATGCAGACAACGCGGCCCGACACGCCATCGAACACGAAGCTGAAGGCGCGGACGCCTTCGATGGTCTTCCCAGTCTTCTCGTCGATAAGCAAGAGAGGCTTGCCGACTCCTTCATGCGAAATTCTCGTGGGCATGGTTTCTCTCCGGTTGGAGTCGCGCGTCCCGGCGGTCGCCGTGTCCCTCACCCCTGAGAGACTAGCGATTGTTCCCCCGAGACGCGCAACCAGTTTAGGCGAACTTCGGACGGGCCATGCCCGGCTTGAAGCCCGCGAGGGCACGAACAGCGGCTCCCTTGTAGCGGGAGAAATCGATCTTCCAGTGTCCGAACTTGATGGCGATGCGCTGCACGATGACTCGCGTTCCCTCGACGAGCCCCGGGTTCCGCATGAACATCAAGCGAGAGACGATGGCAGTGTGAATCCATTCAGCGTACGGCTCGACAAGCTGCACGACCATGTAGCGCACGTTGCGCGGCGAGGCTCCCCCTTCATTCTTCTTCTTGAGCTTCGCCAGTAGGCCCTTGGCCAGCTTGTTCAACCAATTATCTTTTGCCATGGGCGTGACTCCCTATATCCACTTGCTCAGCGGAGTGCCAAGCACTGCGTGGGACAGAACCTTCTTCTCCCGTAGCACGTCCATGATGCGCTCGTCAATGGTGCCCGGGGCATAGAAATCGATGTAGCGGACGACCTTCTTTTGCCCGATGCGGCGCGTGCGGAACTCGGACTGAATCCGGTGCTCCAGATTGAAGGTGTTCGAATAGTAGATGTTCAAATCTCCGGCCGTCAGCGTGTGGCTGTAGGCCATGGCCGACGAGGCAACGATGAAGCGCAGAAGCTCCGCCTCTTGGAAGTCGCGGATAACCCGGCGCCGCTCTTCCTGATCGGTGCTTCCGTAGTAGCGGGCCACGACCCCGGGTCCAAAAATCTTGGTCAGATGATCGAAGGCGTCTTCGCCCGTCTGCCGGTAGGCCGCCCAGACGATTGCCTTGTCCGGATGATCCTCTAGGATTTCTCCGAGGGTCGAGAGACGGTTGTTCGGAATCGACTTGTAGGAGTCCGGGCCGAGCTTCAACTGGCCGCACGTGATCTGATGCAGCCGCTCGAACTGAGAGAGCACGTTGTGCGCTTCGATGATCAGCGCCTCTTCCCCGGGCTCGCCGACGTACGCACCCTTCCCTAACGCCCCCTGCAACGTCACCATGGCAGTGTCACGCATCTCGTCGTAGAGCTTCCGCTGCTCTTTCGTGAGGGGGATGGCGCGCTTGTCGTAGAGCTTCCCGGGCAGATCGACACACTCGTCGAGCGTGATGATGCTGGAGAATTTCTTCAAGCGCTCTTGAAGCTCGTCGAGCCGCTGGTAGCCAACGACCTTGTCGAACGACGGTCGGTTCGGCCCCATGTACTGCTTCTTCAGGACGCCATAGTAGTTGCGGAAGGCGTAGTAGTTGTCGAACCCGAGCACGGGCTCTTTCGTCAGCATGAGCGTCTGACCCCACACGTCGAGCGGCCCCTTCGGGTTCGGGAGCCCAGCCATGATGCGGCGGTAGGGAGTCAGATCACGCAGCGTGATCATGCGCTTGGCGCGCTGGTTCTTCTTGCTGGCCTTGCCGCGCGTGCTCAGCGTTGTCAGGTTCTTGAGCCACGTCGCCTCGTCGCCGACCCAGAAGACTCGGGTGTCGAAGCGCTCGTAGAATTCATGGACGCTATCCCAGCACGTGTCGCCGTCCACCGCCTCGACGTTGACGACGAGGATGCGCAGGGTGTGCTTCTCGCGTATGTTGAGGAACTTATCCCAGCGGGCTTGCGCGCCCTTCTGCTTGAACGTGTCGCTGTCAAACGTGAAGACTTCACGCGCAACCTCGTCGGGCAGATGGTCGGGGATAAGGTGCTCGGGCCAGTTGTCGTACTCGCCCTTCTTGGCAAATACGATGGCGGCATCGATCATGTCGTCAAGGAAAAGATGCGCCCACGTCCAAAGGATGACCGCGGACTTGCCGGTGCCCATCTCCATGAACATCGCCCAGTACGGCAGATCGCACGTCTGGTTGTAGATGCGCAACTGATGCGCATACGGCGGAAGTCCGTTCGGGTTCTTGAAAATGAAACTTGACAATGGGGTCTCCGAAAGAATCCCCCGAGCACGCCCGCGTCGCGGGTATACATGCTCGGGGGCCGGGTACTGCCCAGCCGCGGCGAAGGCAGTCCCTCGGTCTCGCGGCTCAGACTCACCCCCAGTTGTCGAGGCCGAACGGGGAGTCCAATTTCGCCAACGCCGCTTAGACCGGCGGACTACTAACCGCGAGGCTTCCGTTTTCCTAGAACGGAATCTCGTCGTCCAAGTCTTCCTGACCGGCATTGCCGCCGCCGTTGCCGCCGGCCGGGGCACTCGCCCCAGCGTTGGCGTCCACGTCGTCGAGCACTGCGCGACGCACAAGGCCCTTCCGGAACTGTTCCGAGAACGCCTTGGCCATGGTCCAAATCTCGGGCTCTCCGTTGATAAGAATGTCTTTCGTCATCAGGCCCTTGTTCTCAGGGTCAGCCGACGACGGCCCAAGCTTGGCGATGCGATACTTCCACCACGAATTCCCGTTCTTCGTTTCCATGAAGGACGTGGCCTTCATCGGGTAGAGATAGCGAAGAATGTGGTTCGTGCCGGGGATGGGCCAGTCCTTGACGAAGTCGTTGATCGCTCGCGAGCCGCCGAGACCCGTGGACTTCATGGGCATGATGGCTTCGAACGGCCGGCCCGACTTCGACATGCCGATGATGTAGTGGAACGCGGTCTCTTCCAGCACGTTGCCAGTGGCGGCGTCGTGCGTGCGCTTCTTCTCGTCGATGACCAGCTTGATCTTGCCGTTGTTCGCGGTCTTGATGTACTCGCGGTCATGGTCAGCGACCCATCCCTTGAGTCCCTTCTCACGGTCGAGCCATTCGCTGATCACGACTTCGTACGCTACCGGCACGAAGGGGAAGCCGTTCTCACGGTCCCAAAGCTCGCCGGTTGCAGTGTTGTAGAACATCGACGGGCGAGCGCCCTTCACCTGCTTCTCGCCGCCTTCCGCAACTTGCGGGGAGCCGGGCTGGAGCAGATAGATGTAAGGAACGGATACGTCGCCGAGCCCGAGCTTTTCGGGGGCCGCTTCCGCCGCGGCAACAAGCTCGGCAAGCGCGACACTGTCGGCAGTCGCCGGCACTTGCGAGCCTACCTTGGCAATGTCAGTGCCCACGGCGGCTTCAGCCACCGGAGCGTCAGTCTGAGTCTCTTTCGTCATAGGTTATTCCTTCTTCTTCCGGGGCTTCTTGGGCATTACAACTTCAGCCTTCTCGATGCTGTAGCACGAGAACAGCTTTTCGGGAAACGGTCGTTGATCTTCGGGCAGTAGATGCTGTTCCTCGACCCGGTCGCGCGCGAAGACGCGCAGCGTAGACGGATGGACGTAGTGGTTGATGCGCACAAGCGAACCGAACTCGTTGTCCTTGCGCAGCTTCTCCAGCGCAGCCGCGGCCTTGTCCAGATCGCCCTTGTCGAAATCTATTTCGAGCGACGGAGTGATCAGCGACGAGTTGCCGTGATCGATCAGCCACGCGAACGCCGCGTCGTGGTTCTCTTTCGTGATCGAAGCGAACGTGATGTTATTCACTTCGATAGAACTGCCATCCTGCATGACGAGCGACTTGATGCCCGCTTCCTTCATGGCCTCGGGCAGATATTTCTCTTCGAGCTTCTTGATTTTCTCAGCGACGACGACGCCGGCCGCGGCGAGCGCGGCAAGGTTCGACTGCTCTTCCAAAAGTTCCTTGGCGTACTTCGACACAAGCGCTTGCGCGGGCTCATTCATTTCGGTCGCCGCGGCGACAAGCTCTTCAAGATCGATTTGCTTGGACATGGTCTCTCCAGAAAAAACGCGACCGCCGCATCCGCGGCCACTTCAGCATCCGTTCTATTCCCCCGATATTTCCGAGCCGGGACTTACCGGCGCGGGTGCCTTTGCCCTCGGGGTGAGCGGGGCCTATGGGCCGGCTCCAGCGGCGCGAGCGCTCGCGTCGGTGGCTTACCTAGCTTCCCACGCCCTAAACGCCTAGCACCGTGGCAATAGGCCGTCAAGCGTAATGAATCAGGGGTTAATTCCTCCCCAGAATCGTCGCCAACTCGCTCCACGTCGTCAGGTATTGCCAGCCGGTTTCCCGGAGAATCGCATCCACGGCTATGAAGACATGCTTGCCATAGGCCCGGCGCTCTGCGCGTAGGGCTACAGCGCCCGGAATGATCAGGGTGCCACACGTCCCCTCGTCGATGTAGGCCAGCACCCAGCACGTCCCCGGCGCCGCCTTGAGCCGTCGCCTAATCCACGGAAGCTGGAATAGCTCAAACTTCAGCCAGCCGTCGTGCGCGACCTTCAGTTCGATCCATCCCTGCCCGAACCCCTTGACGGCGAAGTTCACGTCCGGCGTGCCGGTGTCGGCCGTGTTCTCGACGCGCTGGAAGTCGCCGTAAGGGAAGAGCCCGGGCTTGGCATGCTTGTTCCAGAAATCGGTCTCAAGCATCGTCTTTCTCCCAGTCGGCTCGGTCGTCATCCCGTATGCAGCCCGCGGGCCAGTCATCCATCGGTTTGCAGATCGGGTTAGCGCTTTGCAGCGCGCGGCGCTTGTCTCTTTCCGCCATCTCGGTTGCGCACAACGTTGCGGCGCGATGCGCACGGCGCTGTTGATTCTCGGAATGTGTGATGGGCTCAAGGTGCTCGACCCGGATGCATCCGCGCTGATAGCACATATGATCCACGTCGAAGCCCTCGGGTATCGGCCCGCGCTGCGCTCGCCACGATAGACGGTGCGCTGCCCACATGAACCCATGAAACCGGATGCGACCGTAGAACCCACCGCGCCCGCGGCCGGAGTGGCCGCCCGTGAAGATGTGACACTCGCTCGGCACGCCAGCGATGACATGGCCCCGGTGCTCGACCGAAATCCGCTGTGCGAGCTTCTCACGGGCTTCGGCCCAGAGCGCTTCCCCGTGCAGGTTGGCAAACAGCTTCGGCACTTACGCAGCCTCTTTCCACTCTTTAAGCTCGCCCCAGTTCGGTCCCCACTTCGGCGACGCGATGTGCGGCACTTCGAAGTCGATGGCGTGCTCCATGATTTCCGTGATCATGTGAACCTCGGCCGGGTCGTTGGCGTAGCTGCCATTCAGTTCGTCGTATATCTGAATCTGCGGAGTCAGTCCAGCCCGCGCCAGCTTGACGATGGCGGTCTTCATCTGATCGGCCGACGAGCCTTGCACCTTGGCGTTGATGGCCTTGAAGATGCCGTCACGCTCGACGCCGTCTTCACCCCAGAGCGCGACCGCCGCTTCGCGCGTGCGCACGGGCGGCTCCCAGACGTATTGCTCGTCGCCGAACTTCCGGCGCTTGCACCACATCTTGAACCGGCGCTTGCGCCCGAGGATGGTGCGGACGTAACCGTTGTTCTTGGCCTCTTGCTGCGCGGCCTTGGACACCGCCTTCACGAACGGCACGCCGGCATGGTAGGCTTTCAGAATGTCTTTGGCAGCGTCGATGCTGATGCCGAGCTTCAGTGCCAGCTTGGCGACGCCCATGCCATAGGAGCTTCCGAGATTGATTTCCTTGGCCGGCGCCCGGCCCGGCTTGCCCGGTGCGAAGCGCACGTCCCCGGTGCGCGCGTAGATCAGCCCTTGAACCATCGTGTGATAGTCGAGCCCGCGATCTGCGATGAACTTGGCCCGCGCCTCGTCGGCCCCGGTGAAGCTTTTCAGATAGGCGAAGTGAATCATGTTGCGCGGCTCTTGCTGATTGTAGTCGCGCTTGAACCAGAACAGCCCATCGTCCGGCACCCATCCCTTACGGATGATCGGCCCCCAGACCGGGTTCCGCGTCGGCACTTGCGTAAGGCAGGGGTTGCTCGACGCGATGCGCCCAGTGCGCGTGCCGCGCGCGTCCTTCCGTCCGCCGCCCTCGTTCTCTTCGGCGTCGTCACCTTCGCGAAGCTGGTGCCACTGGCAATGCACTCGCCCGTTGATGTGCTGCTCCAGCACTTGCCCTTCCATGAAGTCGCGGCGCATCTTCAGCGTCCGTCGATACTCCATTAGGGCCATGGCCCACGGCACCTTCGGTGCGATGCTCGCCAGCCACTCGTTGCGGACAGACGGGACGCCGTTCGGGTGTGGCTTCGTCGGCTTCGTGTAGGGAATCTGCACGCCCATGGTCTTCAGTACGTCGGCGATATCGTCGCCCGAGCCCGGGTTGAAATCCTTACCCGCCACGTCGCGAAGCTGCTTGAGCATGGTCGCTTCTTTCGCCTTCGTCTCTTCGACGGTGCGTTCGAAGTAGTCCAGATCGACCTTGACGCCGCGCAGACGCATGGCCCAGAGGATAGGGGTAAGCTCGCTCTCCAGATTGAACACGGGCATCAGGCGCTCACGCTCCAGCTTCTTCAACTGGAGCATGAACACGCGCAGCGTTAGATCAGGGTCAAGCTCTGCGTACGGGCCGACGAGCGACGAGTGGACGCGCGACATGATCTTCTTGGCGTTGGGCTCGCCCAGCGCCGCGGCGGCCTGATCGAGCAGCACTTCGTCCTTGCCCTGCCCGAGATAGTCGAGCGCGAGACTGTCGAGCGAGTAGCCGGCCTCGCGGTCTTCGTCGAGCAGCGGCTCGGCCACTTGGATATCAACGACGGGTCCGAAGACGGTGGCACCGATTGACCAGAGAGCTTCCAGATCGTACGGAGCGTTCGCGAACACCTTCGTCTGCTCAGTGCGCGAGACTTGCTCGCGCGTGTAGCGGGCGACGGCGTCGGGGTCTAGGTTGCCGTCCGCATGGCGCGTCGGCAAATAGAACTTGTGATGGTCCGTCGCGAAGCTGACGCCGCACACGTAGGCGTCGCCGCGGATGAATCCCGGGCCTTGCTGATCCAGCTTCAGGTCATGGGTCTCAGTGTCCACGCCAATGTACTTCGCGTACGACAAGTCCGGCCAGTCCGCCGGTTGCAGCGGCTTCCAGTTCGAGTCAGGCATGAAGAGGGGCAACTGATCAGACGAAGCCTTCTTCGGCTCCGCCTTAACAGGTAGCCCGGTGGCCGGGTCGATCAGTACCATTATTTGCGATTGGGATGCGTTACGTCAACGTCGGATAGCCCGCGGGGTTTCTTCTTGAAGACGCTGCCGAGGATTGCGGACTCGCCGCTCTCGATCAGTTCGTTCATCAGCTTTTGCATCGCATGGTCGGGGGACTTGGCCCGGTCATCGATCAGGGCGCCGACGGCCTTCGCGTCAAGGATGATGAACGCGCACGCCATGATGTGTGCCTCGTGCGGGTAGCCGGACTCTTCGTCCACTTCCTCGCCGTCCGCGGCGAGCAGAGTGTGCCGCATGATCGCTTCCAAATAGACCATGTGCCGCACGTGCTTGGCCCGCCAGTTCCACGGGCCGTACTTGACGGCGCCGCCGCCCATCACGCGCGCGAGCCAGAGCAGGGCCGGTGACATGATCAGACGGAGCGGAACTTTCTTGAGCCCGAGTAAATCTTTCGGGTTCGTCGTCGTGGCTTTCGAGCTAACGACGGGGACGCTTCTTGCCATTGCGGGTTCCTTTCTTCGCGATGATGGCACCATTGGCCAAGAGCAGGGTGATCAGTTCTGCCGCCACTTCAGAGACAGAGCGACCGGACAGGCTCGCCATAGTGCGGAGCTTGAGCCGGTCTTCGTTGGGAATCTTCAACTCTGCGAACAGACGGTTAAGCCTGTACTCCACATCGCCGTCCGACTCAAGGGGGACGATGGCGAATTCGTAGCCGAGCGCGCCGAGCACCGCCTTCAGGTTCGGGAAGCTCGGGGACGAGCCGTCGAACCAGCTAACGATAGTCGGCCGGCTGACTCCGCTGGAAGTGCCGATGGCGTTCGGGGTGACGTGCTGAAGCATCAACTCTTCGGCGAGCCAACGAACCTCGGGCTCGACCGCACGGTTGATCGGCCGCGTGGGCTTTAGCTTCTGCTCTTCCGTCTTCGCCTTGGTCATGCCAACCCCCTGCGCTTCAGTTCCTTGCCCACGGTGTAGGCCACGTCCACATCTTCGATGCCGTCGCGCATGAGATAGTTGAGATAGCCCGTCGGCACTTCGGTCCAGAGCAGCCCCACCGACCCCTTCACCTTACGGTCAGGACCATGCTTGCCGAACGTGATCCGTTGCTGGAGCATCGGCCGCATGGTGCCAGCGAGCAGCCGACCCGGCGAGCGCCCGGTGCGTAAGGCGGCAAGCAGAATCTCCGCGGTGACGAGCGCGTCGTAGAGAGCACGGTGCGGCGACATGCCGTGCGGCAGGCTCGGGTGCAGATCGAGCCAGTAGCGCAGCACTTGGTTGCCGTAGGCCGGGGCCTCGGGCCAGATACGCTTCGCCATTTTCCACGTACACAGCCACGGGCATTTAAGCTCGGGCAGGAACGGCGAGTCGAACTCGGCATAATGCGCAACGCCCATGAAGAGACCGTTCGTTGTGTCGTCAGCGAGCACGTACTGGAGCGCTTCAGCGCGCGTCGGGGCATCGGCAAGCTCAGCGTCGGTGAGATGGTGCGCGGCCCGGGCCTGCGGGCTGATGGCTACGTTGCCCGGGTTTACGAGAGTCGAGCGTTGTCCAGTGATGCTTTGCGTTGCAAGGTCAACGTAAACCGCGGCGACTTCGACAACGGTGTCGGACGCCGGGTCGATGCCAGTGGTCTCGGTGTCGAACACAATCGCCCTTGTCGCGTCTCCGCCGTCGATTGCTTCGTACGCAGGATTAGCCCCAGCGGGGCCAATCTCGCGTACAGACTCATCGGGGCTATTCATCGCTGCCCGGGGCAGGGAACGAAACCCAAGGTTCGGCGTTAAGCAAGGTACGCTTCTGACCGACGCCTATGTTCCAATAGGAGGAAATGCCACGCCACGGATGAAGGAAGAAGAGCGGCTGAGACGGAGGAGTCGGCGCCGCGCGCAGCACTTTCATGGCATACTCGTTGAAGCCGATCAGGCAGTTCGACACGATGGCCCGCGGGAGCTTAAGCTCCTGATGCCAGTGCCCCATGATCAGCAAGTCGTAGTCCTTGCCCATGGTGGCCGACTGGTTCCGGGTCTTGATTTCGCCGCGCAAGATCGGGCCGATAGCCCCGATGATGCCGTCACCGCCCTTGACCCCGAGCATGTCGCCATGGACCGCAAGGATGCGCTTGCCCCAGACGCGATAGTGCGCGTCGTTCGACGCCGGCACAGAGAACGTGACCCGCTTGTCGTTCTTGAAGTCGCGCTTCAAGAGCTTGTAGATAAGCCAGTCGGCGTTCTTGTAGATGTAGCGCTTGAACTCCGGCTTCATGGTCATCCGACCGTGGTTGCCGCATACACAGGGGACGTAAACGAAGCCGAACTCGTCGGCCAGCGTTCGGATAACTTCGGACAGAAGCTCCAGCGCCTTGAGCACGGACGGGAGGATTTCCAGTTCGTCCGTCTTCAGCAACTCCGGATGCAGACCGCCGCTGACAAAGTCCCCAAGCAGGTTGAGCACTATGCCGGGGTAGAGACCCGGGCCATGATTGCGGCATAGATGCAGAGCAGCCGCGAGAACTTCCTTGACGCGCGCTTCGGCGATGGCGACGTTGTACACGTTGTAGTCGCCAGTCTCCGCCAGAGAAACGACTTCGCCAAGGTGCCAGTCCGCGAGGGACAGGACGGGGACTTCCGGCGTGCCGCCGCCGCTCTTCTTGGCGGGAGTCTCGATCAGCCACTTCGGCGACGGGACTTGCGTGTCGGCGGTGGACTGGAGAATTTCCGTCATGGCGTCGTCGTCAAGACGCTCACGATGCAGCTTCTTGATTTCGGCGTGAAGCCGGCTGATCTGCGCAGCGGCGTCGAGACGCTTGGCGGTCCCCTCGCTCGCGTCAAGCTGCGCGGTATGACCCGTGACGTTGACGGTGCGAGCGATCTTGTACTTGGTGATGATGCGCTTCACCTGATTGCGCGAGAGCCCATGCCGGTCGGCGATGACCTCCTGCGATTCCCCCGTGTTCATAAGCTCGTCTTTGATCTGTGCCACTACGGCGTCAGGGATCGAAGGCCATTTCGAATTCGCGGTCATGCTCGGCTCTCCTGTTAGAACGGAATTTCGGTATCGTCGTCGGTCGTCTCGACCGGAGCTTCTAGCTCTGCAATTTCAATGACCTTGTGCGGCTCTCCCGCCATGGCGTTCGCGAACGCCTGTCGGCTCGCTTCAAGGTGCGGCATCAGGTATCCCCACACCCGTTTCCGGCTGACGAGGAAACTAATCGGGTCGCGCACTTCCGACCACGTCTGCCGGTGAATCAGTTCACCTGCCGGCTCAAGCATTTGCTTCAGCTTCGCGACCATGTGCTCACGCGACATGACCCAGCGCTCATTCCACAATTTCGACCGGGTCACGTAGGCTTGGTAGATTGACTCAGTCGGTATCGGCTCCTTCGTTTCCCACTCCCCGGAGCCCGGGATAAGCTCTCCGGCGTCGAGCGCTTCCTTGAGGAAGCGCATGATCGGCGTCAGGCTCAGTTGCTTTTGATCCTGTCGGGCCTGCGTGTCGGGCAGCTTCAATAGGTCCACGGTGCTCAGATCAAAGTTGAGCATCGAATGAAGCAGGCCGGCATAGCCGCCGTTCTGAAGCTGATCTTCGATGCCCTTGAAGTAAGCGTGATCCTGCTTGTGCGCATCGCTGATATCCCAGACGGCGAAACGGCGGTCGTTGAACGATGCCGGGATGATCCATTCCTTGTCCGACGTGACGAGTAACCGTATGAAGCTATCAACGAAGATCACGTCCTTGCCCTTGAACTCCAGTCGCGTCGTGTCGCCCGTGACCAAATCTTTAAGCTCGCCGATCTGGCGAGGGTCGGCGGCCCAGAAGGCTTCGTCCGCGTGCATCAGAATACACGCCGCCTTGTGAGCGTTGAAGTTGCCGAGCAAGTGGCGCACGTCAGTCACGAGTACGTAGTGCGGCTTGATCAGCGCCCCGAAATGTTTCCCCATGATCGTCTTGCCAACGCCTTCCGAGCCACGGAACGCGAGCGACGTGCCGAGCTTGCGCTCGGGGTGCTGGATCATCTGCGCGAACCATCCCAGAACCCAGCGGTAGTGTTCCTCGTTTCCTTGCGCGATGTTGTCGCGAATGTGAGCGTCAAGCAGAGACCAGTCACCTTGCTCGTCAGGCTCGAAGCTGAAACCCTGCCAGATATTGTACGGCACGTGAGTCGTAGAGCGGGGGAGAACCAGCGACTTCGATGCGGGCTTGCTCGACGGCAGGAAGACGATGCTCTCGTACGTGCGACGCTCTTCATGGCGGAGCCAGTAGCGGTCGAGCGGCACGTCCTCACGCCCGTCAGCGATCATGCGGTTGCAATAGCGCTGTGAGAACGCGCTCTGCTTCAGGTAACGGAAGCGCGGGTTGCCCTTGTCATCGACGTACTCATTGAGGATGGCCGGCGAGTCGCCGACCGTGATGGTGGCATACGACTCGTTTATCTCGTCGATGAACTTATCGCCGCTGGCCACGTAGTCGCCGGCATCGTGCGCGATCTTGCGCAGCTTGTCGTAGTCCCATCCGTCGGGCAGCGCG